TTGTCCTTTTTTTTTTTTTCTTTTATTTCTGCTTCTTGTTTCTTCAGCTCTTTGAGATTTTCAACCAGTGACAAAATCTCATCGGTTGCCTCTATTGAGGTTCCAGGTATAGCGTGGGGCCACCTTGAAGCGCAATCTTTTAGACTCTGCACAGGAGGTGGGACGTTTGCTAATACATGGTTGGTCCAAAAAGCTTTAGCCTTTTGAATGATAGCTTTCTCAAGCCGTTCATCTCTTTTGTAGACATAGACGGAATAGGGGGACCCCTTCCATTCTTTGCCCTCTTCTTTCAAAGGTGCCCACTTAACTATGAGGCGAGCCTCGGGCGCATCGCATACTAAGCAGTAGTGTGCAACTTGTAGAAGATAGTGAGGGGGTATCTGGTTGGTGCCTTCCTGACCCCACTCACTGCGCTTGGATGCGATAATGCTTTTAGCCTCAATCACTATTTGGGTATCTATAGATAAGCCATCGAGGTTTGCCCGCAAAAAAGAATGTTCTGGATGCACAAAGGAGTACATAGGCTTCTTAATAAGAATGCCAGAGTGCTTTTGATACCAATCTAAGATGCCGTCTTCTTCATTATTGCCCCTATCTTTTGCCGCACTCTTTTTGTCTGGCATCTCCTTTACCTTGGATAAGTACACATCCATAGCTGTTAAAAAGGGAGACAGTCCGAACAAGGCCCCAACATCGCTACCGCCAATGCCTAGGCGTCTTTCTTCTAATTGTTCTGGTGTCAGCATGTTATGCCTCCCCACTCGGCTTATAAAGGATTTCATATATAGCCTCGTCGCCGCGTTCATACCCTTCTTGAGTGCGCCAGTCTTCTAGTCGAGTTCGGGTGATCTTCATGACTTGTTGGCCGTTTAGTTTGATAGCGTCCAACACGTCTTCCTTCATGATTCCCTTTCTAAACACTTGGCTAAAATGTTTCTCCTCTCCAAAACCTTTGAAGATGAGTGTGAGCACCTGTTTGTTGTGTCCATCTTTCATGCTTCCACCCACCTTCTTTTTGTTTCTCCCATACCCATCCAATAGAAATCAAAGTGGACAGGATCTCTCCCCGCAAACGCTATATTGTCGCGGTTAAACTTACGGAGGTCTGCATTAGAAGCATCCCACCAACCATCCTTGTTGGTTTCTTTAACAGCACTAATCCCAACTTCCGTCATACAGTCTTTGAGGAAAGTACGAAGATTTGGAAGGATGGTTTTCAGATAGTCTTCAAGAGATTCACCTTCTTGGTAAAACTCAAAATCCTTTTCAAAGGCTATTTCTTTATCTTCTATGTGAAAAGTTAAAGTCATTTTATTCATTTTTTGTATCCTTTTATTTTTTAAAAGTGGCTATCATTTTCTGTCCATATTCTTCTCAAGCTTCATCCTTTTTTACCCAAGCTCCAGTTTTTGGGCAGCATACATAACCCTGTCTACATGGACGTAGCATCTGTCCTGGATCAAGAGCCTGTCCTGGACGTAGCATCCATGAACCTACCATTCGTGGACCTGCTGCCCCTTCTGCTCTCCCTGGACGTTTATTAGGTGCGTATTCTAGATCATCTAAAATAGACATCATCTCATCTCTCATATGAGCTAGACCACCGCTTTTCGATGGAAAATCAAGCTTTGCTTTAAGTTCGTGTATGATATTATTTAATTTCATTATGGTTTCTGCTTGGTCCTCTATAATTCTTATGAAATTATCCACATCTGATCCATAGGGAGCACCAAAGCCAGGCATCTCTTTAGGCTCTTTAGGAGCGTCTTTGATAAAATCATCAATCTTTTCTTCAAGATTCTTTATTCTTTTAGTTAATTCCTTTATGGAATATGATTGCTCTATTATTATATCAAATTGACTTTGCATAGCTTATTCCTTCTCTACGAAATGGAAAGAAACGACTTTAATGGGATCCTTCCCCCATTTGACTGTGAGGTTTTCTTCTTCGACCACCCATTTGCCCTTTTTATTTTCTGATACTATCTCTTTGTTTCTTTTTATTTCTTCTTCAAGCTTTGAGACAGGAACATTACAATGACATAGGTATGATTCATTATCAGGACCTGAGAAAAAATAAAAAGTTACTAAATCTCCTTCTTTTTGTTTCTCTTCCTCTTTTTTATACTTCATGATCTTAACCACCTCTTCATCTTTATTTTTTAATTTGTTTAATAGTCCTTCTATAAGACCATCTATTTTCTCAAAATCTATACTCATTTATTTCGCCTCCACAAAAGTGTAAGTACGTAATTTTATTCTGTCGTTTCCAAATTTTAGGAATTTTGTTTCTTCCATGGTCCATTCGCCCTTTTTGTCACCAGCACAACGCTTTTGGCATTCTTGAATGGTGTTAATTTTTTTGTAAATGGGCTTGTTACTTTTGCTAACGAAAGAAGCACCATGCTCAAGAGGTCCAGAAAAGAAATATTCGCAGTAATCTATGCTTTCCTTCTCTTCTTCCTCTTGCTCTACCTTTTTTTCCTCGCATTCATCGCTCTTCAAAAGGTCACATAGTGCTTCGTGAGCGTCTTTCATAAAGTCCGATACTCCCATCTCTATTTGGCATTTAGTTAACGTGTGGCCCTGTTCTTTTGATAAAGTTATAAGGTCTTCTCTAAATTTATTTTCCAAAAACTTTAGTAATCCTGAGTACTGATTTGTGTTAAAGCTTGAAATTAGTTCTTTCATGGCTTCGCTCGTTAAATCTGAAAAATCCATAATTACTTCACTCCTTCTTTTGTTTCTTTTGTTTTCTCCCACGTAAACGGGGCTTCTTCGTAAACCTTTTTGAGGTGTTCTATGGCCATTTTGACGCCATCTGTAAACCAGGGGCACGCTGGACCATCCAATAGGGCCTCTTTTATGCGTTCTTGTAGTTTTTCATCTCTTAAGGAGAGGGTGATAGACTCGTACTCCTCCCAGTGCTTATAGATCATCTCGTACTGTTCTAAAACCTCAAATAAGCCCTTTATTTCCCAAGATAGGGGATAAAAATCCTCATCTTTTTCTTCTTCTGCCACATGAAACGCATACATTTCTTCATTTGTCTCAATTTTTGCTTCAACGCAATAAAGGTTGTTGTCATATCGTTTCCCCATACCATCTAAAGTGTTTTCTTTTAGATATTTTATTTCATCTAGTATGTCTTGAATTTTCTTCAAAGAAGGAACTTCATTTTCATCGATCTCCATCATGCTTACTCTTCCTCTTTCTTAAGGCGTATTGCTTGTCTTTTTTTCCATGGATTGTCTTCAGATAAATCTTCCATGACACATCTATAGTGAAGAACAATTCCAGTTATTAGTTCATCGTAAATTTTATTTAGGTGATCGGTAATTCTGTTATCATCAATTGAATACATTTTATGTAATAGTTCATACAATTCAAAATTATTTTTCAATATTTCTAAGTTGTATTCTTGTTCGTTTCCTGCATTTGCAAAGTAATTTTTATCCTCATAGGTTCTACCTTCTAAATCTAAGAAAGCATCCCTCAATAGCCATGGGCCCATAACTCTCATCGTCATTTCACTCCTTCTTCATTTGTTAACATTTCTCTTCTTTTGTTCCATGGGTTGTCTTCAGATAAATTCTTCATAATCTCAATATAATCACAACTTATTACTGAGATTAATCTAAAAGCTATTTCATTAATATTATTATCAATATATAACAACATATCATCATCATTTAGCATACATAGACCATATATATATTGGTACATTTTAATTTGTTTTTTTAAACATACTACTTGGTCTTCGTCTCCTGCGTATAGAAAGTAATTTTCATCCTCATGGTTCCGGCCTTGTGAATCTAAGAACAGATCTTTCAATATGGATGGTTCGATTATACTCATCGTCATTTCACTCCTTTGTCTTTAAGTGTGGAAATGCTTTATGGGTCATTTCCTTCTCACCATTGATGTAGTCGACGATTTCTTTTTTATAAAATAACTTTCTATCTCCCACGCGAACATGGGAAAAGGGAAAGTCGTCCGCAGTCTGCCAGCGATACCAAGTAGAGGCACTAATGCCTATGTGTTTGGCAGCACAAGGACCGCTAACTAGGTCTAAGTTTCGCACGTTTTGAAGCCTCCTGTGTGTTTGTAACCTAGTCAAATACTATCAAACCTATTCATATCTTGTCAAATACGCTCAAATTCACCACGCAAGGGGTGTGCACTTTGTAATGCGTTGTATAGTAATATAAAAAATGCTTAGCATTAGGAAATTGTATGGATTTAAAGACTGAGCCAGATGAAAAAAAAGTTTGTTCGCGCCTTCCAAACGGTCAATTTGGAGCAGGTAATAAAACAGGCGGACGTAGAGAAGGGTCCAAAAACAACGCAACAATCGTTTTGGAAAACATGCTAGATGGTCAAGCTGAGCGCATCTTTGAGAAAGTTATTGAAATGGCTCTTGAAGGAGACGCAGGCGCCATTAAAATATGTGCTGAGCGTTTAATAGCCCCTAAAAAGGAACGTAGGGCGCCTTATAATATAGGATCTTTTAAAAACATCGAGACAGCCCCAGAATTGATGCTCGAGGCTACCAATGCTTTGCTTATGGGTGAGATTAGTGAATCCCAAATGAGCTCTCTGTGTGCCGCTCTAGAGCAGTGTCGTAAGAGTTATGAACTGAGAGACGTTAAGGGCAAGCTTGATCAATTATGTGAACATCTAGGGTATAAAGTATGAACCTCTCAAAATCTTACCTTACCTCCTCTCATCACCCCCTTGGGAACGTCTATGATTTCCTCGATAGAGTCGAGTTTATAGCCGATGAGATCAAAACCATACGCATCACACGGCATGACTATCGCAGCCTTGATGGGGTCTATGGTACCGATTCTGACGATGAACAAGCGGTTCTCCTTCATGATTTGGTCGAACGTATCTATGAAGAGTTCTTTGACGTTCTCCTACCTGTGGTAGATTTGCTAGGCCATATGTGGACAAAGGGAGAAAAACATCGCTTGGCTAGCTGCATGCAGTCTAAACTTAGTTATAATGACAGACAGAAGAGCATGAAGAGCAAATGGGAATACCTTATCAACCTCGGTCAAATAGATGTTGATGGCAGAAGGAGCTCCCATTTTCGCAGGAGATAACATCTGTGCCAAAGAAGTTTAAATACAAATATATACCCGAACCGAAGCCTAACCCCTTATCACGTTTGGTGATAGAATCGTTTTCACCGTCTTATGTTCCCTCTTTGAAGACATACCCTAAACAGGAACCGGTGTCCTTTAGCCAAGAAAGAAATAAGCAATGACTTTTTTTGATACAAGCGTAATTGTGTTAGCTGTGGCCCAGGTGGTGCAGTTTTACTTGATAAGTTCTGCGGAGGATAGAGCGCAATTACTTGAGGATAGGATGGAATCCCTTGAGCATGAGCACCACTATACCAACACCCTTATAGGGAAACTGGAAGAGAGGGTGGAGTATGTTTTATCAGTTTTGGATAAAGACAAAGGTGCCAAGCCTGAGGAGAAACAAACTCCCCCAAAGCCCGTGACTCCCACAAAGCCAAAGAAGGCTAAGAGGCGTCATTAAAAGTATGGGCCTCATGATTGTCCTCTCTCTTGCTGTGTCTATCATTCTTTTGTGGCGTTACGTTATGGGTATAGAGGATCGTCTAAAGAAGCGGTTAGAATGGGAAAAATGGCACAACGAGGCCATCTTGGAGATTAATATGGATATACACCAGCTTAAGGAAGATGTGTCGCAGCTTAAGAAAGATGTGGTGTTCCATCACGGATACATGACCATTCAGAACGCAGCACCTTATCAGGCAACCTTCTTAGTGGATGTTCAGCGTGAGTGCTAGGCCTTTTAAGTCTGAAGGCGTGTTTCATATGGATGCTGCCGGTAAGTTGCATATCAAATGGCTACGCAGACAAGCAGAGGTAGACTCTATAAACGAACGTCTTAAGCTTCCAACAGAAGAATTGTATTTTGATTGCATAACATCTGTGTTACGCTGTCACCCAGGTTCACGAGCCGAATATACCCCTCAGTTGAGTGTTAAATGAGAGATGATACCCAAAAAGTATGGTGTTTTATTTGCACTTCCTTAGCCTTTATAGCAGGGGCAGGACTAGCGGGATGTGACAGCGAAGTCAGAAAAAATAGATATCTTCAAGCCCGCGTTGAGCACCTAGAAAAGATGATCTTCTTACAAAATCAGACTTCTAAAATCATAGGCAGTTAGATTTACATCAAGGCCTCTTGACGTGCCGTCAATGCTTCCCCTACCATGCGATAGAAGTTAATCAAACAAGGCCGTCTATATGGAGACACCTAAGAAGCGTAACCGATCTAAAGAATATATGGCTTGGGAAAACTTTATAAGGCGTAATCTTTCACCCGCTTTTGATAAATGGAGAGCTGATGGGGGTGGTTATCAACTCTTTCTTGAAGAAGTGGGAATGGCTCCAGATAAAGACTTCTGGCTAGCCAAGTTTGAAGAAGACGCCCCTGAGGTTCCTGAAAGCTACGGATGGATACCTAAGCGTACCTCCTATATCCGTAACTGTATCAAAGCTGTATCTGCCCTGAAGCAAAAAGCATTGGAGAAAAAAAATGACATTTAACCAACCGATTCTGGGACACACAATCACATGGACGCGTGCACATCCTAGCGGAAGACTCGATAGATTCTGCTTTGATATGAACTCAAATATCCTCTACGAAATAGATAACTTCGCTATTGATTTTAATCGGGATCATAATGTTGATTCTATTTATTTTGAATACGCAAAGGGCGACGAATTTGATGAATACTGGTTTATATATCAAGGACGGCAATATAAATATGTTCCACAGGAAGTTTTTTTGCTTCTTAAAGATAAACAAGTTGAAATGAAAATGAATAAACAAGAAGAGTTTAGAACATTTTATTGGAAGGATTTTGATAGTTGTGATATGGAGGCCCATTCATTTAGATATGATCTTTATTTATCTAAACTTTCAAAATACACATATGATATTAATGATGATGGAGAATGGATTTTAGATGAGTCTAAAACTGTTAAAATTTGTTTAAAGGATTATAAGGATAAAGGTTACACTCTTGATGATTTTGATGATGAAGACCCCCGTGATATCTATATAAGCTGCAAAGAAGGTGAAACCATTTTTTCATCTTACACAACCCCCCTTCCCATTGCGAAACACATCAGAGATTTTATGACCGACTCTTCACAAAAGGAGGATGGCGATGAGTAGGAGGGCTGAGAGGGGAGGTCGTACTCTCTCAAACCACAAAGAGTACACATGCTGGAACAACCTTATTTCCTCAAAATATGCTTCAAATTTTGTACCTGAGAGTTGGAAGGATAAAAAAACTGGCTTCTTGAATTTTCTGGAAGATGTGGGGAATGCTCCGGATGTAGATAATGTTTGCATAAATAAGATTGATAGTTCTAAACCACATGGTAAAGGTAATTCTGTTTGGGACGTTTTATTTTCAATAAATGGAAAAGTAATGACTTGTGGGTATAGAAAACATAAAGAAATGGATGCGATCAAATCTTCGGAGTATAGGGCATGTGCCAGCATGTTGGCTTTGGCAAGAAGAAACGGGGATTCGATTTGTGAAAGATGGTCATGTAAACATTATGGCCTTATGAATTTTCTAGAAGATATGGGGAAACGTCCCCCAGGTAAGTATTTAGCAAAAATAGATTGGGATGGTCCTCTTGCTCCCGATAACATGGCGTGGCGTTCTCGAAGCGATATTGTAAAAGAAGCGCACGCCAGAAGGAACGGTGGTGCATGAAGGAAAAGGATGTTGACGCCGACCAACTCACGAAAGAACTCAGACAAAAAGAAAGATCAGCCTGGCATAATACATGCTATCGGTATCCTGATATTTTTTATGCGTGTGGCTGGAAAGAAAATGAGACAGGGTTCGATAAGTTTATAGCTGCTGTCGGGAAATGTCCTGGTTTTAATTATTACATTTCAAAAAAGGACAGCTCTAAACCTTATGGTCCTGAAAATATTTGTTGGCACCCTATGGCACCTTATGTGACATCCTTTAGACGCCCTGGGCGCCCCCATGTGTATAACTTCCTTCGTACAGATGTGAAAAAAGAATATACATTATGGGCCGCTATTAAGCACAAAGCGAAAAAGGCGGGTGAGATTTTTCCCCTGGGTTGGACAACCCCTCCTGAAGGCTTTATAAGTTTTTTAGAGTATGTGACTCAACTTCCTCCAGGTGCTGTGTTTTCTAAGATTGATTCAGAAAAGCCGTATATGCCTGGAAATGTAGAATGGATTTCGAAGGCTGAAGCTTTTAAAAGAGGGTGGGAAAGGAAGATGTCGCAATGATAGCAATACTGGCACTTTCATTGTATTTGATCGTGGTGTTTGTTTCCCATGAATTAAAGTTACTAAACGAAAGGATTGAACGACTAGAATATTCAGAACAGAGGGATGAAAAATGATAATCTACTACCACCCACAAGAATGCAACATAATTACTTGGACCCATGAAAATGGTGGTCTAGTAGTTAAATACACTTATGATTTTTCTAAAGGCCTTCTGACATATTCAGTACAAGATATTGTATATCAATCTATCCCTCTTAGGGGCTTAAATTTATCAGAATTGGAATTCTATGACGGTCCTTCAACTGGTAATAGCGATATTAATCCTATCTGTTTACCACCTATGCCAGCAGGAGTTAAAGAACACATCATAGCCAATAGTTGTAATTCTTCCTTAATGAAAGAGAAAAAAGAGGAATTTTCTCAATTAGAACTGGATGAAATAGATGAGCTTATCGAATCTCTGAGTAGCGCTCTAAAAGCTGCCAAGAAGCGCAGAAAAAGTATAAAAAAATGAAAGATGGAGAATTCATTGATTGTGACGTTAGGATCATGCGAAGTGGTCGTTTGATTAATTATCTTATAAGATATGATCCTGAAAATTTTACAATTTATATATCTGAGTGGAGTGGTAAGGGAATAACTTCAGGGTGGGACTTCTATAAATACGATATACGAGAATATTGTATTTCTATATCTGATTATAATGGTCAGAATGTTATTAGATTAGAAGATTATATATTGCCTGTTACATCTGATTGCAAAGAAATGATCGATCATATTTTAGCGAATTGTAAAAAGGACTAAACGAAATGAAAAAAGGAACTCCAATGAATAAACTATTAGCAATAACCGTAGCTTTAGCTCTTCCGCTTAAGGCCATGAACGACGAACAATGCCGAACCTGGACACCTAGGTTGGCAGCCACTATCATTGGCGTTACGTTTACATACGTGCTCTGGAATGGCACACAGCCTTTGGAAGAGTGTGGATGTTTCCAAGGAGGTTCTATGACGAATGTTAAGCTGCGCCCTTTGGGTGAGTGTGAAGCTAATTGCAAAGACTGGTGCGTGCCTGTCTTAACGAGTGAAGCTGCATGCGCTCCTTCCAAATACTTTTGGGAGTTTCTTAAAGATACAAACCGAACAAGCATATTGGATTGAGGGGGAAGCGATGAGCGACGATAACGACACGAAAGTTAGGATTTTAAAAGATGGAACTATTTGTTGGAGTATAAAATGTGAAGATTCTGTAAAAGACTTTAGATGTAGTGATTACTATTTTAGTAACAGTGTTATTCAAAGAAATGGTCGCTTAGAACTACTAGCCGACATGGTACTGTGGAACTTAAAGGATATGATTCAAACTGCTAAATATTATTCTTGGGAAGATGACGGAACGGGAGGTAATTACAGAGAAACGGAACGCTTTCCTTTCAGTTTGTCGATAAAAGACGGCATTCTGTTTGCTAACAACGAGATGGTTCTAAGAATGGAAGACACTCCTGAAGCGGTGGTTGAGGCTATTCACGAGGCTATAAAGAAACAGGAGCAAACATGAAAGACAAAATGTATTCCGTAGAAAACATGTTTGATTTAATCTCATATATATATGAGGACTATGATAGTCGTAAAAAGTTTAATCAGATCATGGATTGTGCACCGTTTGGGGGTGATCTTGAAGATTTTATTAAGTTTATATCGAGTGTTAATGAAGAAATGGAACGCAGCCATACACATCAAGCCTTTTGGAATGCAGTAGATGCTGAGGTTAAAAAAGGGTGCAAGTATATCTCGAGTTTGCAAGATTTGAAAAGATCGGAAGATGATGAAGTTCTTGAAGCGTTAGAGGATGCCCTTGAAAACGTAATGGAAGATGTGGGAAATAAGGACACCATACCCTACAAAAGAATTTCCAAATTAAAAGAGATGTTTGTTGCTCGCTTAACTCCAATCCCTGAGGCCATTGAACGTCAAAACGAGGAAGCTATTATATATCTTAATGCGCTGAATTACGCACAGTATCCGAAAGAATTGTTAGAAGACCCCAACTACCCAACCGAATGGCCAAAGGAGAGCGAGGAAGTGTAATGGAAAAGAAAACCTACAACCTGGTTTGGACTGATGACATGAACATAATTGTGATTCATGAAAACATGTCTATGAGTCATTATAGTAGGGAATCAATAGAATTTGATGAGAAAAAATATAGAATAGAGGACGACATGGGTTGTAATGGGTGGTGTGGATGGTCAAGCTCTTTATATGTCACTAGATTAAAAGGTTTACCAGATAATGTTCCTTTTGAGAAGTTTACAGTAACTATTGAATATGAGAAGCAAACATGATCGATTCACAAGATACAAATAAGTATGAAGAAAATAAAACTCGATCGGCTATACAAAAGGAATTAAGCGATATTTTATGTGAAATAGATTCTTCAAATACTGGAGACGATCTATCCTCTATTATTGGTAAAATAATTGCATTAAAAAAGAAAATTATAGTATATAGAAACGTTTATGGAGCAACAGATGTTTTTAATGAAATGGAGACCAGAGTTTCAAAATCTTTTTTCCGTATTTTTCGTGCTCCCCCTGTTTCAAAAGAGTTCTTGGATTCCCTGTATGACCCAAACTACGGCAAACAATGGCCAAAGGAAAGGAGTTTGAAAGAGATTTTTTATTTAAAAGATTCACACCTACCAACTCTTAAATGAAGCCCAAAAGGATACACAAGCGAAATGAAATACACCTTACATACAGATAGTCCTGATATAGCGGGTAATCTTTCTCTGAGCGATTCGAGGCTGATACTTTATGTTGAGAAGCTCCATTTGCCACACAATGGGAAGGATGTAATCAGGCAGTCGTGGATGCTTTATATGCCTAACTGGCGCTTTGATATTAATGAGGTGACTTACCTTATAAGTGATGGTCCTACAAACCCCGAACACATGAGGCTTGCTGTCATGGTCATTCCTCAATGGAAGAAATTCACTAAAATATCAGCTATTGAGGATAACGGATACTCTCGCCATGATTTCATAATCATTGGATCATTAGAGGACAACAAAGATTTAATTAATTCCATTAAGGAGAACTGTAAGAAGGGAACCGTGGAGCAAAACAAAGAATTCATAAAAACCGTTCAGGAGAGGAGCAAAACATGGACCACCGAAGACTTTGAAAAGTTTGGAGCCTTGGAGCCTTCTGAGAGAAAGGGTATGTTGCTCCTGATTGAACAAAGTCAGACTGAGCCATTGAATAGGCCTTACTCGTCCTATTTAACCTCAGAAGTTACCCTTCTCTTACAAAAACAAATGAGTTGGACTGAAGTTGTTGTTTTTGTTTTAGATGCTGATAAATACTTAAAAGAAAAGGAAAAGAATAAGTAATGGATTTTAGTATATGGTTAAAAGTATTTTGGGCAGTTGGGAACACATCACATGGTAATTAAATGTCCTGTCTACAGCAATCCAGGTAAAGAGCTGTCTTATAACACGGAGACCAAAGAGTTAGAATTCATTATTGATGGCGAGGTGAAAAACACTTTTCTTATTCCTGACTGCATTGTTAAAAGCCCTAATTTTTTATCTACGCCAACTATTGTATTCGGTATTTTTAAGGAAGGACGACCTGAGGCATGCTTTGAAGTTGAGATAGGGGAAGGACAACAACTTCTCACTTGGGTGTTTGGGGACTCTAAAGTTTCTTTACCGGATACTTTGAATCATTGGTAGATGTAAGGAAAAGGCGAAATGACAGAAGATTTCGAAAAATACTGTGACCTACCCGCTCATCGGAGGGAGCTTATGCACCATATGTGCAACTCTCTTATTAATGAATCGGTACGTGATCGGGAGCGCTGGTATGCATCCTCGATTACTTCAGAGGTAACACTTATAGTACAAAAGCCCCTCGAATTGAGGCAGGTGATACATTTCATATTAAACGCACAAAAATATTTTGAAGATAAGGAAAGGCGAAATGAAGATGGAGGTTAAATGTTGTTAACGTTATTAATCTTTATTGCCTCAACAATAAAGATTAAAGATTATATTTATGATGCTGGAAATAAAATAAGCTTTCTGGAGGTAGGTGCTTATACTTTGCTTATGTTGTGGAGTTTTATAGGGTTGGTTCGATTATTACCATTACCCGTTTGGAGAAGCTCTTAAAGATGACTATACTTCTCTATAGTGGGCCTGTAGCTCAGTTGGCTAGAGCGTCGGTCTCCAAAACCGAAGGTCGTAGGTTCGAGTCCTGCCGGGTCTGCCATTTAACAGTTAAAACCTCCGCCCAAACCCAAGAGATACCACATGCTGTGAGATCTTCATCGTTTGGGTGATCTTGGTGCCGTAAAAGGAAGATTGAGGGTTCACAGCTGAGCAATCATAATCAAGATTGATCTTAGGGCCTGTAACGTAATGATACTGCAGGCGTGCAAACGTAAGCGGGGTGAGGAACATATCGGCACCGCTCACAAAGCGACATGACAGATGCTTCTTACTAACAAGCGTCGTTGGTTCAGACCTGGATACACCGTTAATAGTCCTGTCTGGAATAAACTCAGCGTCCCACTTACCCATCTCGCAGCCAAGGCCTACATAACCCATAACCCTTGGCGTGATCATGTGACCAACGCGTAACATGCCACCATAAGAAAACTTACGACGTAAGTGAGTTTGTCCGAGGGTGTGAACAGCTTTGCTCGCTTTTGTAGGCGCATCCTGCAAGGGCTGAACATGGGTGTTGCTTCCTTGAGCAAAGACTTCGAAACAAGCTAAATGATTATCCCCAAGAGGTGCTAGGTATCCAACCCATGCGCCATAATGAGGGTCAGCCTTCCCTGAGTGTGATTTGCGATTGATCGCCATGGGGTTTGAAGAAGGGGCACCATTCTGTATGTGATGCTTAATATGGGTTTGAGCTACCCCGCCATGAACGCCCGCATAAAACCCATAAGGGGCCGCTGGTCCAGCAGAAGCAAAGGCCAAGCTTGACGCGACGCAGGATAAAAGAAGAGCTGTTTTTTTCATTGTTTCAAACCCCTTAGGTATATGTTACAAGGCTATCTCAAATTTAAAAGGAGATCCATTTATACAAATCAGGGGGGTTTAATAAAACTTTCAAAGGCTCTATCATGAATGTACTCCATATTATTAATTTGTAAGAATACTAAAAGGGGAATATTTTATGTTTAAAGTTATCTTAACTTTTATAATGGTAAATGTGGGTGCATATGCTGTTGATTCCGACTCCATTACATTGCGAGAGCAGATACAGCGTATGGCTTCGGTCGCCCAAATTCCCTTAGATAGTCTGGACGACATCCATTTTAGTAAACCCTTAGAAGAAAGAGCCCCTTATTGGGTTATGAACCTTTTGTATTCTTCAGGAAAGCTTGATCGTATACTTTTAGCCGATGCTATCTACAAATCAGGCTTGCGTCTGGATAATTCTCTTATTAAAGAAATGAAATTTAGATGGGACACCTCCCTTGCCCTTAACATCAGTGAAATACTCATTCTTAAGACGCGTGACCTTGTTGGAGGATATATTGTTGGACTATACGGTACGTATCAAAACATACAAGATGCCGCTAGAAGTGTTTCCCCTTCAGTAAGGCAAGCTCATCAACATTTGCAGGATTACCTTAATAGAGGTTCTCAATCTCAATATGTTTCTAAAAGTGAAATCCTTCAAAAGGCGTGGGCAGAAGCATACCGTAATGCTTTTGAATCTTTATCTTTTAACAATAATGAATGGAATATCGCCTTCTTTTTTGACCCTTCTGTAGATGAAGCCGACCCTCAGATGAGTCATCACTTACCTCGTGTTCTTTCCCCCATTCACTCGAATGCAAGCGCACCCGATCTCACGCCTACTAGGAGAAGGTTCCCCTCAGTTCCTCCACAGGAATTACAAAGTGATGGAACAGATGAGGAAGGGGAAGTGTCCCCTTTGGCTGACCTTGAGGTGTTCCAAACTCTATCCAGTCGTAGAAGCTACGTTCGCCCACCCTCACCTCCTATCCGCACATTTTTTGCCGCCCAACCGCAACCGGCTTCATATCCTCACCCAGCTCCTCAGGAGCCCATGAGCATAAGCGACGCGTTTGCAGCCAATCCTATCCACCAACATGATTCATTGGCTTGGTTTTCAGACTTAGGGCTTTTTTGCTCATGATTAATCCAGCTTTAGCCATTCATTGGGAGTACCCCTACCACGATGCTCGGGTTCGCTATAGCAGTTTCAATAATCTACTAGACATAACAATAAACTATTATGTGGATGATTGTTATTATGTGGATGATGGTTCTCTGGGGTTATCTCAACCATTTAAACAGATCAACTATCCTTTTTATATGAATGATTGGTTCTTCTCCTTTGAGAAAGAGCCAGACGGAAAGACTGTTATCATAACGCTAAGCATCAACAAAGATGAGCCTACCATATACGATCAGCAGTTTGCGATTAAATACCAAGGTGCAGCTACGGATGAGTGGTTGGAGGCCGTTTTAGCTGGAAGTAAGAAGTGATAAAGAACCAAGTTCACCTTGGTGACTGCCTCGATATAATGAAATTTATACCCGATAAATCGGTAGATATGGTCCTCTGTGACTTACCTTATGGTGTGACTCGCAACAAATGGGATTCAGTTATCCCCCTCCCTGAGCTTTGGATACAGTACAATCGAATTGTAAAAGAAAATGGTGTCTTATGTTTGACAGGCATGGGACTCTTTACTGCCCAACTTCAGCTTAGTAACCCCAAGAACTTTAAATACAAAATATGCTGGATTAAAAATGAGACCGGGAACTTCCTGAACGCCAACAAAATGCCCTTAAGGAAACATGAAGATATCTGTATATTTTACAAAGCTAAGCCTACATACAATCCCATCTTCTCAGAAGGAAAGCCTTACAAGGCATTGCAAAAAGCTGACAGACTTGGCTCAAATTACAGCTTTCTAAATAACGATATTATGCGTGAATACGAAGGTAAACGCTTCCCATCTGATGTAATCACGTTCGGCCGACCTACAGCTAAAGAAAAAACGCATGGTAAGCATCCAACCCAAAAGCCTTTGGCCTTGGGGCAGTATCTCGTTAAAACCTACACAAATCTAGGCGATGTTGTTTTAGACAATACCTGTGGAGTGGGAAGCTTTCTAGTAGCAGCCAAAATGGAAGGCAGACAATACATCGGCATTGAGATGAACGCAGAATATCATTCCATAGCATTAAAAAGACTAGATGAATTGTGATTTAAATATTTTTAAAAAATATATCCTAACAAGTAGGTTACAAAATGCTCCCAACTGATTATAAAAAGATCTTTCTCATGGCGCGAAACGAAGCGACGTTGCCTAACAAAAACCTCCGTAACTGGGGGTTCAGCGATAATGAATGTTGGCTTCATTTTGAAAGCTACCACATGCCTAATAATGAAGAAGCCTTTGTATTGGCGTTAGAAAATTTCCTTGAAGGAAAAAAGGTGAGGTCTTTAGAGATAACAAGTTCCCCTAAAAAGCTTCACCTTGATATTATTGTCCTAAAGTTCATCTCTTAAGAAACGCAAGATCTTAGGCTTGGGACCACACGCAAAAGATGCGTCTTCAAAGGTTCAGGCTCTATCTGAGTGATGGGGCCTATGAGCAAAAGGTTTTCTGCTATTTCCTTAGGCGACATGTTATAATTAAGTGTAACGCCCGTCCATATGCCTTTTCCATAGGGTATAAAGACCGTATGGCCCCTTAATAATACTTCACCATACTGAACCTCGACGTAGGTTGTGTGACGCTGAAAAACAAAATCCTCGCACTCAAACTTGCCGTAGTAATTGGTGTGAAATCGTGGACAGTGCGGCTCTGTTGGTTCACTTGCTGAAAGAACAAGTATCGACAGAATAAAGGTAGATATCTTTTTTAAGAGCATGCAATTTAATCCTTGAAAACAACAAACATCTAGAGTATAATATATAATCTAAACACAACATAGGGACACGACTACAATGAATCGGCTAGAAGGCGGAACCGCAGAGTTCGTAACATGGTTAATGATGGGAGGTATGTTCGTTATAATGATGTTTTTATGCATGCTTCTACATCAGTTGCGTTAGCCCCCATTGTATGTCCAACATGCTTTATTAGTTAGGTAACAGGATGGAAGATTGAACATTCATCTAAACCGTATGTCGAAGATTATTAAAATGTCTTCCATACAGCTTGTTCCTCTTACAGAGGAAGAGCTTCAGGTTAAAGAAGAATGCGAGCAATCACTCTACACGTTTTTTACCTATGCTTGGGAACAGATAGAGGGCGTGTCCTTTGTTGGCGGTTGGCACTTAGAAGCTTTATGTGAGCATCTAGAGGCTTTATACCGCCGTGATATCTGTGATCTGTTGATTAACGTTCCCCCCCGCACGGGTAAAAGTAGCCTTATATCGGTAGCCTACCCAGCCTGGGTATGGACGCAACACCCAGAGTATCGCTTTTTGTGTCCGTCTTATGCCTTGGACTTGGCCCAACGTGACAGCATGAAGTGCCGCCGACTTATTGAGTCTGAATGGTATCAAAGGCTGTGGGGCACTAAGTTTAAGTTGCGACGGGACGTTAAGAACCTAAAGAAGTTTGAAAACGATAAGTGGGGCTTTCGGGCCGCAACGTCCGTTGATTCGGCCAACACTGGTTCGGGTGGTGAGTTCTTATTATGCGATGACCCAAACAACATGAAGGACATTTATAGTGCGGCTTCACGATTAAATGTTATTAACTGGTGGAAAGGTATTATGTCCACCCGCTTTGGTTCTTTGTTGGATAGGCGCCGTCTTGTCGTTCAACAGCGTGGACACACAGGGGACTTGTCGGGGTACATCCTCTCTCTGGGTTCGGATTGGACGCATCTATGTATGCCCATGGAGTTTGAGATGGCGCGACGAGCCAAAACGGTTGTGCTTCCGTCCTGTAACGGGAAGGAATGGATTGACCCGAGATCAAAAGAAGGTGAGCTATTATGGCCCGAACAGTTCCCACGCCATGCACTAGAAAAGCTTAAGCGTGACGACTTTAACGGCCAAGCTTCTTTGATAGCGGGACAGCTTCAACAGAGACCTTCACCGGATGGCGGAGGTCGCATAAAGGAGCACTGGTTTAAGCATTGGACCCAGGAGCAGATGCCGCGCTTTAAACATATCCTTCTCAGTTGGGACACGGCTATGATTGGCACGCCCGACTCTTCTTATTCATCAGCAACCACTTGGGGTGTCTTTCATGATGAATACGGCATACCGAACCTCATGCTTTTGAGTGTGTTTTACGATCAGCTTGATTACCCTGATTTGCGCAAAATGGTTAAACGAATGGCCGTTAACTACCAAGACGTTAAGTTTAACGATCCCATGCCCGAACGTATGAGGCGTCCTGTGGACCTTTTGTTGATCGAGGAAAAATCAACAGGACACCTTTTGCTGCGTGACTTTGGGTTAACAGGTATTCCCATTATGAAGTTTAACCCCAGTCGTTACGGGGATAAGATAGGACGCTGTCTTCAGGTGTCCCACTTTATCGAAAACGGCCGTGTATGGCTTCCTACAAAGGGTCCACATCACAAGTATTTAACGGATTTTTCTGAGTTCTTTTTAGAATGCGCTTCTTTATTTCCCAATCCGTCGCCCCGTTCTACATCAAGTGATACTATGGACAGCATGAGCCAGGCCTTTATAAGGCTGCGTGATGCAGGTTGGTTAACTATGAAAGAGGAAACACCCGAGCGTCGTGATTCTTATAAGGAGCATAGCATTGAGCCATACTATTAACCCCTTCTAAGGATGATTCAGGATGCAAAACTTCAATCTCTTTCCCGATGCCCCCCCAGGAGGGGGGGTGCTTACACCGCCAGAACTTGAAAACCATAACCTACAAGGCGGCATGCTGAAGGTTTTTCCAGACGATTCAGCCGTTCTTATGGATGAGGCGGCCTTTCCCGCAGCGGTTCCCCTTAAGTATCAAAACGGGGGGTTTTATGACAACATCGCCCCTTTGTTCTCCCCGCACGCGCTTCGAGAGCTGGGATTGAAGCTTAAAGATGATATAGATGAAGACTTTAAGAGCCAAGAGCCTTACATAAGCGCCGTTACGGAAACGATCAATCAAATTGGATTAGAGCTAACCAACCAGGGCCCAACGGAAGGGGCGGCTTTTAAACATGCCTCAGGCGTTACATCCGTAGCCCTTTTGGAAACTGTTTTAGAGCTTACGCTTAATATAAGCTCCTTTTTGTTTGGCCGTGGAAACCTTGTTGATACCGCTTTGTGGGGCGAGCCTCAGACGGAATACATGGACCGATCCGAGCACGTAAAACAGTTTGCCAACCAGTACTTCACCTATGAGTTGCCAGAGTATAGGGCCGAATCCGAAACAACTATTATGTGGGCCATGACGTGCGGTGATGCGTACGCCAAGATTTATGAGGACCCTATTAGGGATCTTGTTGTAAAACTTAAGATCCCCATTCAAAACTTTGCTATCCATAGGGACTTTTCCAGCCCTTACGGAAGCATGCGGAAAACCCACTTAGAATACATCACCGCGTATGAGTTCAAGCTACGCACACGTGATGGCTACTACATATCACATGACCGTATTCCTCTTACCACCAACTCATCTACCTATGAAGGGGATGACCTCGAAAACACTTTGGACTACTTGCGAGGTGTTGAACGTGAGGACGATGAAGACGAACGCGACCTGATTTGTATGGCAGAAAGCCACCTTTTCCGCTATTTCGAAGAAGACCCGTTAAGTAAGCCCGACGGTATCGTTTCCCCTTACCGCGTAACCATCAATCGAAACAGCGGGGTTATTAATGGCATCTATCGCAATTGGGCTGAGGATGACCCCAAGCATAAAGAAACAGAATGGTTTGCTTGGTATGGCTGTATGCCGGCGTTTAAAGGAGCTGGCTACGGCTTAGCTCACTGGGCAGGTAACCAAGCTAGGGCGGCCACCCTTGTGACACGTCAGATTATGGATGCCGCACTATACGCTAACTTTCCAGCCTTTTTTTATCAGCAAGGCATTAGCTTAGACGCTAACAACATACGTATGGCCCCTGGTACTGGTATACCCATTCCAGCCGTCGGTAACAGCATACGGGATAGTATTATGGAGGTCCCGTTTAAGGGCCCCGATCAATCCATGTACAACCTCAAAAAAGACTTAGAAGACTCTATACAAAGGCCTGCAGGCGCGCTGAACCCTAGCTTTATTGATATGAGCCCTAACGCTCCTGTGGCGACCAGTCTTGCTTTGATTGAGGGAAGACAAAAGCTTCCGAACGCCATTCTACAAAAGGCTTATGATTCCTTTTCACATGAGCTGGAGTTATTCCGTCAAAGGTGGCACGACTGGCTGCGACCTGGTCAAATGTACGAATTCAAAGTGGCCAACGGTAATTATTGGGTGTCACGTGAAGACTTTGCAGGCCACATACGTTTAGTTCCTGCAGGCGATCCATCCACACATAACTCAGCGTATCGCTTGTTACGGGCTCAAATGCTGCTTACAACAGCTCAGTCCATGCCCGAATATCACAATATGCCTGCCGTTCTAACGTATTACTACAAGTGCGCCAACATTCCCGATGAGCAGATACAAGCCTTTGTTCCTCAGCCACAAGAAGCACCTCCACCTCCTCCACCTCCAGCTAGAGACCCTGCAAGTGAAATGGCAGCCCTCATGCAAGGGGAGCCTGTTAAAGCTTATGTTTGGCAAGACCAACCTGCTTACGTAACCGTTTTACAAACACTTTTAGATGACCAAACGCAGCAACAAATATGGCCGAATGTGCTAGCACAAATTCAGGCTCGAAAAGCTTTGCAGGTGATGATTGAGATGTTTACCTATGTAGGCATGCCCGTCCCTGAAGACCCGTCCCAGATTACGCCTGAGATGCAAAACCAGATTGCTATGCTATTAGCTCAAAAGGTTATGCAAGAACAACAGGCTCCTTCTAACAACCCACCTGCTCCTATTGATCCTGCCTTAGTTGCTATGGAAGAGGTCAAGATGCAAGGCGAAATCGCTGCCATGAAAAATGAAACGGAGCTTTTGAAAATACATGGGGAGCGTGAGAAGTGGGAGCAAGAATATATATATAAAGAAAAAGATCTTGAAATGAGACACGATATAGATATGCTGAAGCTTCAGATAGCCGCTCAAAAGCTCGAAATGGATACGATGGCCAAAGAAAGAGACCATATATCGAGAGAGCTCGACAAGCTAGATAGGGCTAGCCAGCCTCAGGAAACCACGTTAAAACAACCCAAGGGAGAGAAAACCAAATGAAAAAAACACCCGTAAAGAAAATGGCCGGTGGGCCCGTACCGCCTGCTGAAGGTTTCAAAAAGGGCGGTATGTGCAAAAAGCACCCAGGCGAACATACAAAGATGCCGCCTGAAATGAGCTATGCCCAAGCCAAGCAAAAGCTAGCTGCTGGAGGCGTTGCGAAGATCCGAAGAGACCAATACAAGTAGCTAGAGATGTAACTTTTTGAACTTTTGGGTAAATGGCCAAAAGTTACTCAGTTAATTTAAAGATCCATGTCATCCTCCTTATATCAAGGCTAATTTAGCGTTTTATAAGAGGATGATATGTCTTTAAAAGGATTTGCAAAAGTAATTCAAGAGTATGCTGTACATAGGCATAATGAACAAATCGGCCTTCTCAAAACAGGCCTAGAAACGCCACGCTCATGTGTATGCGCTGGCATGGCTCAAGCATATGAAGCTTTAGCTAAAGACGCACCTATTTTGTTAGCTAACTATGAAAGTAGCTTGTTAGATCAAGGCATTGACCCAGCAGATCATGTTGAGCCCGAAAGCCCAGCAGCATGAAACAAAAAGATTTTGGAGTTGCAACCGCACATAAAGACATTCAAGCGTTTGTGGACGAACTTGAAACCGTCATGCGGCGTCAGATTATGCGAGGAGGTTACAGGTTGCTCATAAGGGCCCCCGTAACCGCAACTAAAACTGAAAACGGTTTTGAGCTTTCAGAGCAGACACGCGAAGCAACAGCCCGTCATGCAGACGTTGGAAAAGTTATTAAAGTAGGCCCCGATTCTTACAAAGGTCCTCATTATAACGGCTCCGTTGACTGGGTGCAGGAAGGTGATTGGATAGACTTTAACGCCTACGATGCAAGCCGAAAAGACATCATGGGCCACATGTGCTACTACCTTAACGACAACCGCGCCTTTGCAGTGATCCCCCCTGAGAACTATCCGTATTTTTTGAAAGGGATTTAACATGGCGATTGATCTTGACCTTTTTCCAGGCTTTAAACAAAGCCTGGAAGCTAACCCAGAAAACGGCGCTGAAATCTCTCATACTATGAAAGACGGTTCAGGTCTTATTGAAGTAGGAGATGATCACAATGACAATGACAAGAAGCAACGCGCCGTCCCTGATGACGGCAGCACTAGCGGGCAAGAAGGTGAAGAAGACCCCGATCGTGAACAATCAGATTCATCCTCATCCGATAACCAAGGGGGCCGATCAGACGGGACCAGGAAAGCAAAGAAAGAGGCAAGCGGGCGGCTCCAAAAAAGGTTTGATGAGCTAACATACGCCAACCGTATGATGGCGGCTCAACTTGAAGAAGCTAACCGCCAGAACTCTTTGCTGCAGCAAGAACGTTCTAAAAAGCTTGAAGAGGTGCGCAAAGAGAACCAAACGCTACGCAACCACACGCTGGAAATAGAGCGCGACCGAACCATACAAGCTTTGGAAGCGGTCAACGAGGCGGGTGATTATCGTTTGCAAGCAGAGCTTCAAGAAAAGCTAGCCCGTATCAATGCTGCTAAAGTTCAAATGGAAATGGAGCCGAGGCAGACCGAGCGTTATGTTTCTCCTCCCCCTCCTTTGAACCAGAGCTACGCACCGCCTACTTATCAGCAAATGAAGGCCGCAGAAGGCTTGCAACGCTGGAAAGAAAGGACGGACTGGGCGAACGAAGCGACCCCTTCTTACAATAGAGATATGGCCTTACAAGCGGCCGACGTGTTTGATGCATTAGATCGTGAATATGATTTGCACGGCATGGGAGCCGATAAGTATGGCGATGAGTATTTTAACGTAGCTCAAAAAGCGATTAACAACATGTGGGGACGCGGTGACGTTGACGACGCACCACAGAGCCAGCAGAAACAAGGCCGACCTGCGAGCGTTGCTCCCGTAGCGCGAGCGGGTGGAAACATGGCTGAGCAGTACATGGCCTCAGGGGGCGACAACGCTCGCAAGTACGGCACCACTGTTGACCCGCGTCTTTTAAAGGCGTGGCGCAATACAACCATCCCCGTTTCTCCCAATAAGCAAATTCAAGGCAACGAGAGCTTGGAATTTATTACAGCGGAGAAGTTACGTCAAATGAAAAACAACAGGAGATAATATGTCACGAGTACGACCCGCCGACTCTGATCAACTCATCGAGTCAGATCGCGTCAATCCAGCAGTCTTTAACCAATCGCGCTTTAACTTGCCGATGGCGTTTTTAATGAAAAACCGCGACTGGGTCTATGCCTTTATGGCTTTTAGGTCCAATGGTTTTGAATGTAGGGATACCTACGTTGAGGAATGCCAAAAGTATTGGGGCGCAGTTACCCAAGAAGAGTATGAAGAGCAATACATGTCTAACTTCCGCTCTCCTTTTAGCCGCAAAGACGATACAGAGGGCTTAGTGACCCGAGGTGGTCAGATCCTTATGAAGCGTCGTCGTGATATCCACGAAATGGAGCAGCAAGGGTACGAAACAAAGAACGTCGCCTCTATGAAGTTCTTGAAGAAAACGATCCAGACAAAGGGTATGTCAGACGAGGCTTATGCAGAGTATCACAGGCGTTTTAAAGGTATTTAGTATTTGTTGACAACTAAATAACCCCGTCCTAACATAATAAAAAGGCCGCCAAATCCGAGAATATTTGGCACGCTTCGCAGATTTCATCTGTGTACCCATTCTCAAAAAGACTGAGGCACTTGAGAACCCCCTCATATCTTCGTAGCTCCGCTATGTCCTCCCTTCTCATTCGCAGCTAGCCGTGATACCGCTGCGGATCGCTTTTAAGCGTACCCATCACAATTTATTGTTTTGAGTTTGTTTTAAACCTTAGGAGGACTTTATTTATGGCGTCACCGTCATTACAAACGGCCTATGGATTTTATCCCGTAGGCAACTACTCGCAAGCACAGCCCTCAGGCCAGCTAGCAGGACCTTATCCACGCATTAAATCTGGCTACCAATACCCAATTTATCAAGGCGACCCCGTTATTTTAGGAAGCTATAATTATGACGGGAATAACTGGCTCTATCAACCTGATGGTTATATACACTCATTGGCAGAGTTTATAGCCTTGGCGGCTTATAGGCGTGCGGGTCCGGTTAATACATTGCCTACGTCCGCAGATGCAATAAATGTAGCGCAAAACATACCTGTTTACGGAATATTTAAAGGTGTTTGTTACTCAGCACCCGCTTCAGTTCGAGCTATTAACTTGTCGGCAACGGGTACAAATATGTGGCCAGGAGGCATGGTAACAGCAGGTGCGGCGGATGCTCGCGTTATGATCTATAACGACCCAGCGGCTACTTGGCAGATTCAAACAAGTACAACAGGGGCAAACGCCGCAAACCTTGGTCTAGCATATGCAGCTAACTTTAATTGGTTTCTTAATCCCGCTAACCCTGCTCTTATACAGGCTCCTTTTATACAAGGAAATAATGCCACGGGTAGGAGCATGGCTTATCTTGACACCTCAAATCCATCAGGCGGGGGTCTATCGCGAACTGGGTCTGGATTTTTGATTTACGATATTGCTCCTAATAATGAGCCTCAAGAATTTACTGTGGGTGGAAACGCTGCCCCAGCAGTCCCATATACAAGTGTTTTGGTTGCAAATACCAATTCGCCCTTTGTTACGAAAGGAAATGCAGCTTAAATGTCAGGAGTTATGGTCCGCGCAGACGCGGAATCTTTGCTATTAGATTACCTCAGCGGTGTCTTAGTAAACTACAACGTATTTGACCATCAATTTAACGATATCTTTGAAACCAGAGAATCGAACCAGGCTACAGAGTTCCTATCGGAATTTGCAGGCTTGCGGGAAGCAGAGGAAAAGCCGGAAGCGGCTCCAGCCTTCCAAAGTGCGGGTGGTCAGCGTTTTGAAACACGTGCCGTCAACCTTACGTACGCCATTTATTTTACAATGTCGCTTGAACTTATCGACGACAACTTGTATACGTCCGAATGGCCCCGTGATAGTGCGATGTTGCGTGCCTCTCTCGATCAGAGCAAAAACAAAAACGCTATGTTCTTGTTTAACAACGCTTTCAACGCTCGATCGACTTTAGCCGACGGCCAGCCGATGTGCTCGCTGAATCACCCTCTTGATCAAGGTACAAACGCTAACACGTTTAACACCGGGTTCCAGATGAATGAAGCGGCTCTGGAAGACATGATTACGATGATTCGTAGTTGGGAAAGCCCAAGCAACTTGAAGATCGACATTAACCCTAAGTTCTTGTTGGTCCCAATTAAGCTTGAGTTCCAGGCTTCGCGTCTTCTTAATTCCAAGTTCCAGGCTGAAACTGGCAACAACGCTATTAACGCCATTCAGTACAACAACTTCTTGCCTGGTGGATATCGTACAAACAACTTCTTGGCCTACGATAACCGTTACTTCATGACCACCGACCAGCCACAAGGCTTTATTCACTTCCGTAAGCAAAAGCTCAAGATTGGCTATGACACGGATATTGTGAGCAACACCATGAATGGTCGCGCCTTTGAGCGTTATTCATTTATTTGCTGGACGTACCGCGCCGTTGTTGGCTCTGGTACCGGCATTACAACTTTATAAAAGAGGGGGACCAGTAGTATGGCTCAAATTCAATCAGCAGGCACATGTTTTTCTGATGGGGTCCGTACTGGTCCCACCTTTCAAGATCAAGTAGATCGTGCAGCGGCTCCCTACATGGGCTTTGGCCCTGGGATGCCGTATAGCACTCAATACAGCTACTTCTTTACGCCTTTCCCTTCCGCAAACGGTTCGGGAGCCATTCCTTGGGATATTGCAGCTCAAGTAACTCTGACAGCAAGTAGCCCAAACCCAGCCACTCCCCTTTATCTGACTCTCTCAAATGGCAACTATCCTTTGAGCACTCAGTTTGTGAATCAGAAAACAGGGCGTGTTGGTATTCAGTTTGACGTTCCGCGATGCGTAGCTATTAATTACACAACATCTCCAACTGCTTCTATTACATTTAACCTCATTGGGGAGGACCTTTACGGTATCCCAATGTTAGAGAAAATTGTTATCGCAGCTAACGCTACGCTCAACTCAACTATTGTTGGGCGAAAGGCTTTTTATCGCCTTTATGATGTTTGGTGTTCTGGGAACTCTGGAACAGCTACAACAGCGGTAGCTTTGCGCACAACCAACAAGTTTGGTCTTCCTTATCGTTTGTACTCGGGAGCTAACATTATAGCTCTGGGGGGCGGAGCTCAATGTATGAACCTAAGGCCATCAGGAGCTGCCCCCGGTATAGATGCCCAAGCATTTCCTTTTACAAACGCTCAAATTGTTGCCGCTACCAAGCAGGGTTTTTTCTATAACGTAGAGTTGTTGCAATCTGTTAACCCTATGACTGCCGCAGGTTATGACACTGGAGGTCCGACTCATACTTCTAAGGCGTTAGATGTTCGCGGAACAATAGATTTAGATGTAGGCGCGCCTTTTACAAACCCAGCGTGGACAAGTGTAGCTCCTTTTAGCATTTGCTTTACCTATGTTGTTTTGGGCTTTACAAACGAACTCAGTAGGATTTATGAGGCTAAGGACCGATATAACTACAATGCGCAAGGTACGCCTGACCATGATGTGATTTTCCCGAACGCACTGCCTATTTTGCCAAACGCTTACTTCAACTATCCAGCGGGCCAATATCCTGCAGGAGCTGGCAAGGCGAACGTTCCTGAAAAGCTGCCTATTAACCTAACAACTGCGTTTGGTGTTCCTCAGTTCTACACCGAGGCGCGCGGCGATGTCTAACCCAGTTACATTTTTTTGGCCCAGTGAGATTTCCACAAGCGATTATGTTGCCCTGGAACAGGAGGGGTTAGTAGATCAACCCCTCGTTCTTAATGAAGTTGAGAAAGGGCGCCCCTTTACTTTAGAAGGCATGGGACGTCAGTTAAAAATAACTGTTGGTGTAACACTTGGTATTAAGTTTTATCTTAAAGGGCGCGATCTTCTTGGGAACATCTTAAGCGAAATGGTTGAGATACTTTCAACTGACACTGAGGGGCTTTCCACGGAATGGTACCACATTGTAGATAGTATTTATTGGTTTGGTGATACTCCTGGAACTGTAAAAGTAGGTCTTGGACCAATAGGCTTGTTGGGCTGGCTCAATATGGATTACAACCGTCCTTATTGGAATGCAACCATTCAAACGAATATTTTTCTAAATATGGCAGCTAACACATCACGCTACACAGTATTTGGAAGCGTTTTTAAGCCTCAAAATATCCTTCCACATATTCCAGAAAGTTGGCCGAATAGACAGGAATGGTTTTACACAGATAATATAATTTTTGGTGCAATACCAACAATGACTCAATCTCAATCAAGTGTTATTGCACAATTACCTTACCCCGTGTCTACTGTTGCGGCCTATATTGACTACGGAGCAGCAGGGGCGGATGAGAATTTTCAGATGGGTCTTAGCGTTCTACAACAAGGAATTTAACGGCATAGATAAACACGAACAGAAGTAACGGTGAACATGGCTCTTAGCAACTCTTATTCTTTCGGTAAAATAACGACCGTGGATGATTTGCTAAGGAACGCCTACCTACGTATTGAACGCAACCCTGAAGATTTCACCGTAGAGCAAATAGAAGACGCTCTCTTTTCTCTCAACTTGGAAATATCCACGTGGCTTGGAAAACGCCTTAGCCTTTGGCAGGTCCAGAGGCAAATGTTTCAAATGTACCCTGGTCAAGCCACTTATCAGCTTCCACCCTCCACCGTTCGTGTGCTAGATGTGTCTGCTATACGTCCTCAGCGTTTAAATATGGGGGGTGTTCCCATTGCTTCTGGAGGGGTTGCGGCTAACGTCTTTTTACCAGATAACCTTCTTGGTTGCGTGCAAACACAGCCTAACGGATATATAGGATATAAGTACTCAGGTTTTGCCCCTTCTATTTATTATGTGGGCGTTTTGGCTCACGCGGCGAACCAAGTTTATGCGCTTAACGTTGAATACTCTTTCGACGGAGACAACTGGGAAACGATTTATGAAGCCCCTGTAGACGACTACCCTTTGACACAGATCAAGTGGCTTGTTGTTGAAGATGCTTTAAATGCTCAGTGCTGGCGCATTAGAGAGCGTGGCGGTGGTGTTTTAAACATAATGCAACTGTATTTCTGTCAGCCTTCTTCTATCCGTATGGGAGATCGGGTATTAGGTGAATTCTCCCGCCAAGACTATATGAACATCCCCAACAAACAAACGATGAGCGAACGGCCAAGCTCTTATTACTTCAATCAAAAGTTGAAATGCACGATGACTTTGTGGCCCGTTCCTAACCCCAAACTGTTTGAGCTGAATACCGTTTTGTATTCTTCCGAACGATATGCCATGGACATTACGGCTCTTAACCAAAGTATCGATATACCCCCCATGTTTTATGATGCGGCTTGCGGTGCTCTCTCTGTACGTTTAGCAACTATTACGCCAAACTTCCCTCCTGAAAAAATGCAGCTTCTGATGATGCAGTCTGCGGAGGCCTACCGTTTGGCTGGTCAAACAAACTACGAAAACGCGCGCATTAAGATTTCGCTTGGCATGGAGTCATACGGATGAGCCGCACATCGGGAGGTACTTATGTTCACATAAATAAAAGAAATCCGCGGGCTTCTGCTGTATGCGATATATCGGGTTTTCGTGTCATGCATCACAACTTGGTTCATCAAATGGAATACAACGGAGAGGGCCTTTATGACACGGGTTTGATGGTTGAAAAGCGCTTTGCAACGCGTCCTAACCCTCAAAACATGACGCCTTATATTGGCCCAGACATGAAGCCGGTGCCCGACCCACGACCCGACTTTGCACGCCCTCCAAATCCTTCTTTAAGAGAATTTGATGTTACGAACTATCCCGATGTCGTAACGCAAACGCGTGATCAATACTCATGGCTTACCCAAGTGTTTTACGGGGCACGTACTGCCCCTTTGACCTTTGAAATGCCAGCTACTTACGCAACGTGGATTATGACTAATCGCATCTCAGGTGACCAACCTATCTATGTTAAGCAGATACGCGGTTATGAGGTTTATGAGATTCCTCCTGATCAAACGCGTACCTTTACGTCTTTATTTAACACTTTTTACTATAACGATCCACTTACATAAGGCTGAAACTAACATTATTAGGAGAATACTATGGCAGACGCACCAAACACCGCAACATTCTTGACCCGCGTTGATGAAAGGACGGCCTCCGATCTGCCGAACTCGTTAATGTTGATTGGGTCATCCACTATCGGCTTAGCCAGCATCGGAGGCGGTCAGTATCAAATGAGCGTCATCGGCAAGGTTGGCAACCTTAAGGACTTGTCAGCTAACGGCTTTGTCTCCTTCAACAATTCAACCGGAACGTTTGCGCCAATAACGCTTACTAGCAACGGAACCTTGGGGATTACCAACCCAACAGGTCTTGGTGGCAACCCAGTTTTCAGTGTGACGCCTAATACCACGAATCAAAAGGTTCAGGCTCGTCTTAATAACACACTTTATTCCACACGTAAGGCTTTGAGCTTTATTCCAGGCGATAACATTGAAATTGCGATTGTAGATAACGCTACCGATGATTGCGCCGACATTCACTTGTCAGCCTCAGGTGGTGGTGGGGGCGGAGCTCCAACAGATGCCTATTACCTCACAACGCAGGCCAACGGGAACCTTTCGAATGAAGTTAACCTTGGTAGCAAAACAACAGGTATCCCCTACAGCACGGTTGCAAGCGGAGCCAGTACGGTTTCTATCATTGATAACGGCACCGCTAACTTTGTTCTGACTTCAAACGGCGCAGGTTCTGCACCTTCTTTTAAAGCTGCTGGCAGTCCTACGTTAGGTCCAACGCTCACAACGGTTGCGGCTCTTACGATTGCGGCTGGTGACATGCTTGTTGGAAGCGGCACCAACGCCATGACCAATCTTGCCAAAGGCGGCAACGGGCAATACATGCGCGTAAGTGGCTCGGGCGTCATTGAATGGGGTGCATTGCCTGGCATTCTTCCAGCTCTCAGCTCCGTTACAGGAACAACGGCAGGTTCTCTTTTGGTTGGCACAGGCTCTGGAACATTTGGGAACTTTGCTATTAGCGCCACCCCTGGTCAAGTCCTTTCTTCTAACGGAACAACGCTTGCATGGGCCAACCCTGGTGCAGCTTCAACTGGCACCTATTTAACGTCTACCAACATGACTAGCACGTTGCCTAACTCAACCAACCTAGCTGGTGTGGGAAGTGGCCTTATGTTCAACTCAGTTGCTGGCGGAACAACAGCCACAGTTACAGCCTCTTTAGGCGCAAGCGGAACGGTTCCTCGTTCAAATGGAACAGCTGTTGTTTGGACAGCTATGCCAACGATTCAAAAGGGTGTCGCCACCCTTTCAGCTGGTGCCAATCCTTCAATACCAGTATCTGCCACAAGTGTTTTAACGTCTCCTGAATCTACCATAATTGTCACGCCTATTTTTGTTGGGGCTCCTGTTCCAGGAAACGTTCTTCAAGCTTACGCATCTAACTATGACCCAGGCGTAGGTTTCACTTTGGGAATTTATGGAACCATTGCAAGCGACCTCAAGGTTAGCTGGATGGTGGTGAACTAATGGCATACACAAACATTGCTTTAACCAAGCTTCTTTGCCAGGAGAAGAACGATGCTTTGCCTAACTCACAGGGTTTAAACCTTGTGGGTTTTGGGCCTTTGAAGGCGAACTCTTCAGGCGTGGTTTCAGCTATTAATCCAACCAACACAAACCAAGTTCTTATGTCGGGCAGCACTTCAGGAACAGGTGAAGACCCTGTTTGGCGTCCCTTTCCCATTTACAGCGGAAATACGGCGATTGCGGCGACGCTCAACGCTTCAATCACCATTACGGGCCTAACGGATATGACGACGTTTGCGAACGTCCAAGCAACGATGACCTATCTTTCAAGCCCTCCCCCTTCCGCTGCGGGGATTTTGTCTTGCGCATGGCAGTTGGTAGACGACACAAGCATTAAGATTTTTGTTAACGGCACGCCTGGAGCTAGCGCGTACATCAGCTGGGCAGTTTTAAAAAAGGGATAAATCATGGCATATACTAACATCGCACTAACCAAATTCATTACTCAGGAGAAGAATGATGCGCTTCCGAACTCACAGGGTTTAAACCTTGTTGGTGTCGGTCCTTTAAAAGTGGATTCCTCAGGCGTGGTTTCAGCTCTTACGCCGAGCGCGACAACGGGCTACGTTCTGACTTCTACGGGTAATACAACCGACCCAACTTGGCAGGCTCCAGCTGGAGGAGGTGCTCCAACGGGTGCTAAGTACTGGCTAAGCTCCACTGTAGGCTCTTCGGGACTTTCGGCTGCAATCGACCTAGGAACGGAGCTCACAACCGGGCTGATGAAGGCCACGGTTTCAGGTGCCTCTGCGGACCCTAGCACAGCTGTTGCTGGTACCGACTACTACGCGCCCGACTATCCAACACGCCTTTTTGACACCTCAGGCTCCGACAACGTCATTGCTATGGGTAAGGATTTTAGCGCATCCGATTTTACGGGAATAACTGACCTGGTTTGTATAGGGTCTTCCATGAATATTGGGACATCTGATAACAGCGTATTGCTTGGAAACGAGATTTTTGCAACAGGAACTCTTACAGGCGCCAGTAACGTTATTATCGGTCATAGAGCTGGTTACGGAGCAACATCATCTGGGAACGTTGTCCTTGTTGGTAGCTATACAGGTGGCGTTTCCAACATTGACAACTCAACATGTATGGGAATCTTTGCTCTTTTGGGTGCAGGCACAACGGGTGGCGTATCTGGTTCGCTTGTTGCTGGAAACTATTCTGGTTCAGGCATACAAGGAGGCATGACAGACTCAGTTGTTTTATCTCCAGATTTGGTTTCTTACATCGGAGGAGCTTATACATATGTAGACGTTGTCACCGTAGGGGCAGATATAATACCTAGCGGCTCCCCTCGTACTATCACAAACGCTATAGCTATCGGAAAGGGTTCACGCTTAAGCGTAGATAACTCCTGTTCAATAGGTGCCCCTGCTCAAGACATGAAAGTCAGCGTTTCTGGAACTGTCCCCACGCACACCATGCATTTGTTTAACGGATCAACCTTAGGTGCCTCTCTCGCTATTGAGGGCTCGGCTTCTGTACCTGCAGCCCCTACAGGCGGCAGCGTCTTCCACACGAACGGAAGTGGTCAGCCAAGTCTTACATCCTCTCTTTCCAACAGCTCAGGTCTCATACCGACACTGAACGGAGCCCTTGCCAACGGTGACATTCCTTATGGCGTTACCGCCTCTGGTTTCCGATTCAACAAGCTAACTATTGGGAATACGGGTGAGGCTTTGACGGTATCTGGAGGTCTTCCAACTTGGGCTCCTGTAGCAAACCGTTCAGCCACTTTTGTTCTCAAAACAGCTGACGCAAGCATGCCTAACGCTGAAGTCCTAAGCACCATGACTACAGGTCTTGTAAAGGTAACTACCGGAACGGGTGAGTTAGATACCGCTGTAGCAGGAACCGATTACGTAGCTCCCGCAACAGCTCTGACCTCGATTGTTTCGGCAGGTTCGCAGACAGGATCACTGTGGGTTGGTTCGGGCACAAATACAGTGTCTAAGGTTAACCCTGGATCTACGGGTACGGTTCTCACATCTACGGGAACAGGTACAGCCCCAACATGGCAAGCTCCGTCTGGTCTTCCAACCATCACAACCGCTACCGCCTGCGTTAAGTTAACCACCTGGAACGGTGCCGCTGCGTGGGCTGGAAGGACACCATACTTAATCCGAACATCGACATCTAACAACGTAAGCCTCTTTCCCGAACCTTCGACAGCTAACCTGTGTCGTCCGACGATGATTACTGATCAGGTATTTTGCCCTTACAACTATAGAATAATTGGGGGTGGAGATAGCTATTATGTTACTGAGATGGGCATACCAGGGTTTAACGCAACCGTAACAGGTCAGAAGATTTTTTACTCCTTGTATTATATTTCAGGGTGGAGCAGCAACACAGCCAATACCGAACAAGCCTATTATGGTATGTGCGACCCAGAGGTTTTACGTACTCAATCTCCTACAAACTTGTCCGCCCCTGGTGGCTGCGCTTTCTTTATAGGAGGCGTACCCGTTAACGGAACTACCCTTAACTACAGAGACAGTGTGGGTAACTCTAACTATTCCTGGGCCTGGGCCAACGCTATGAACTTTAACGCTAAAATCATATCGATCGGCTACGACACATCCACTGCAACTATAAGCTTTTGGCAGCACGACGCAGCGACTGGAGCTTTACTTGGAAGCGCTACGAAAACTGCCTCTCCCAACTTCCAATCGCTCACAAACATTGTTCCTATGTTTAACCCATGTCCTGGAGTTCCCAACGCAGGCTTGCGTATGCAAGTTATGACAGCTGGATATCCAACGATTTCGGGCTACACCAACTTCTACGCAATGTAAGGAGAAAACGGGAATGTCATTTGTTTTTACTTTTAACTCCCTTGTTGAGCAGGTGGTAAAGGAAGTAGACAGGCGCGATGAACAGTTTCTCGCCAGCATTCCCGTTTTTATCACTCTTTCTATCGTTTCTCTGTCCCGAAAGCTTCATATTTTGGGAACCAAAAAGTTTGTGTCTGGCACGCTCATTGCCGGCCAGCCTTCCTATCCAAAGCCTAACTTATGGCTCTCTAACACTAACTTTGCTATTCAAACTCAAAACCCTTTGACTGCAGGTGGCACAACCTTTAACACCACAAAGCAGCTACGCCAACGCAGCATCGAGTATTGCTGGAAATATTCGCCTAATCCAGAAGAATTAGGCGAGCCTAAATATTATGCAAGCGATTATGACTACAACGTGTATACGGTATGCCCGACGCCTGATAAGAACTACCCGTACACGTGGGGCTATTATGCTTTTCCAGATGGTATTGATGAAAACAATCAAACCAACTTTTTTACGATGTATATTCCAGACGCCTTTTATTACGACGTTTTAGTTCGCGCTGGTGTGCACGTAGAAGATGTGCGCGTGCCCGTATGGAAAAACCTGGCCGATGAGGCGGTGGCTTCTATTTCTGCCGAAGATATAGGGCGTATTAATGACGCCATAAGTGTAAGGGGTTCATAGTATGTTTCCAAATGTCGGTGAAAACTCAATTCAGCCAGCCAACGTTTCGTACGTTTCCTATCTGAATCAAGCCGTAAATTTGATTCTTGATTGGCCTTTTTCTTTCAAAACGTCGGCCAATGTTACGGCCTCTATGATTGAAATCAGCACAACAAATGGCTCTATAAATGTTGTTTTACCTTATGCTAATCAGTGTTCGGTAGGGCAAATGATGATCATACGCAATGTAGGATCTCATAGCTTTGTTGTGCGAAATGCTCTCAACGAGCTTATCGTGATCGTAGAGCCGCAGCCAAGTGACCCAGATCAAAACGTAGGCAACACTAAATACATTTATTTAGTCGACAACACCACGGTAGGTGGCGTTTGGCACTACATAAACTATGGAACGGGAACAAGTAGCGTTATAGCTGGTGATCTTGCAGGTCCTGGTCTACAAGCTGAAAACGACAAGCTAGAAACGACTAAGCTTACTTTTCCGCTATCCACACCTTATACAATTACGGACGCGGATAGAGCCAAAGTGTATGAATGTGATGCGGCCATCACGATTACGTTGCCAGCGACTGCTCCCGATAACGGGTTTTACGTAGATATTGTTAACGTAAGCACCTCCAACACTCTTGTAACTGTTAACCCTAATGGCAATGACATTAACGGAAGTTCCTCTAACCGCGTGCTTACGCCTGGCCAAGCCATTACTTTAATCTCCAATGGTTCCGACTGGATCGGCCAAGGGATTCAATCATCCCCTCCTGTTCCGTTGCCTATTTCATTAGGTGGAACAAATGCCACAGATTCCGATACGGCATTTAAAAATCTGTCGGGTATGACTCAACCAGGAGATTTGGCAATAGGGGGGTTGTCAGGATTACCCGATGTTATACCTCGTGGAGAACAAGGAACCACATTACTGAGCAGGACCTCCAATATTGGGTGGGGAGGAGTGGCCATTAGCCAAGTGGTATATGGATCATCCAATGCCCTTGCATCTATTACGAGTAGTTCCCCTTTAACATTCATTAGCAAAGAAATAGAAAGATCAAACGTTCAAAATAAAGTGTTTGTTATGTTTGATGTGTATGTCATATTGGTATCTATATTAGAAAATGTAGAGATCCCAAATGTTTCTTATACTCTTTTTAGAGAACAAGATAGTATTAAGACGCCTATTTATATAGGTCAGCCACCAACCTCAGGTATTGCTGCAACAGGAAATGTTTCAACATATCCTATATTAAATGGTGAGTATTATACAAGAATTAGTGGGCAATATTTGGACTCTCCATCTACAACATCAAATACAGAAATAACTTATGGTGTAGATTTCCAAATAGTTTCCCTTACAACAGGTCAAGCAGTGCTACTTAATGGCTCGCCGGAGGGGTATTATACAGGTGCCTCTTCTATGACTCTCATTGAGTTAGGAGGGCCAAATGTCATCCTTCAATGAAATCATTATTCCACCACCTGGTATACAAAAGGATAAGACAGCCTATAGCAGCCCCTTTTGTACAGACGGCGTGTGGAATCGGTTCTATGAAGGTGTAGCCATGAGCATGCTGGGTTACAAATCGATCGATCTTGGGAACAATGTTATTGTGCGCTCTATGTTTAACCTGCCTGTTAGCTCAGGGAACAAGGTTTATACAGGCCGGTATAATTCTGTGGAATGCTTGGATATAAACACGGACGGAGTGGTTGTATCTAAACAAGATATTACCCCTTCATCATTTACGCCTGTTCCCAATATCTCGTGGTCCTTTACATCGTTTTCTAACACGGTGGCATCGGGAGAATTTGAAGAAGGCGAAACATACCTTGTAGCCCTTGATACTAAGAGTGCCTTTAACGTTCAAAATGATGACTTAGGAATACTCTATGCCTCTAATCCAGAAACTGGCTCCCCGTTAATTCCCATTCGTCGCTCACCGTTGCCTGACGCGCTTCCAGTTGTGGCAACAGGGGGTGTGGTGTCAGTGGCTCCTATTATGCTTGTGTATGGTCGGGGGGGGTCTATTCAATGGTGTTTTCCAGGGCAGATTAATAACTGGACCTCGGGTCAAACTGAGTTCACACAATACAACACTGCAACTATTGCGGACACTAAAATTATAAAAGCCTTTCCGACTCCTGGTGCTTCCGATCCCACGGTATTGTTTTGGTCCTTAGATCAGGTGGTACGCGCCACATGGATAAGAGATGACCCTGAAACGGCTGGAAGCTGGATACCCCAAGTTATACAGCCGCATAGTAGCCTTATGAGTAGCAATGCGGTTGTTCCTTACAACCAAGAGTTCTATTGGGTCGGAACAAGCCAGTTCTACAGATATAACGGTGTTGTACAGCCGTTACCGAACAATATGAACTCCCAGTTTTTCTTTGATTACATACACAAAAACGCACGGGGCAAAGTATGGGGGATTGCTAATCCCCGTTTCCAAGAAATATGGTTTTTCTTTCCAAAGAAAACCAACAGGAACGACGCGGACGACGCAGACGCAGAATGTAATCACGCCATTATATATAACGTGGAGCTCAACACTTTTTATGACACTCCGGTGACACGTTCATCAGGGATTGAGCCCAGTTCTTTTGAATACCCTATTTGGGCTGAATCCGATCTAACACCGATTCCAACGCTAGCAGGCCTGGATTATGGTTACCCACTTTGGCAGCACGAGTACGGAGAAGATCGCATTTTAGATGTTAACGGCACTTCTTATACATCTCCTATTGAGAAGTCGGTGACATTTCCTATTATGACGGCCTTTGAAACCGCCCCCGATAACAACCGTTTTTTAAAGCCCCAGCGGTTAGAGTTGGACTTGGTGCAACAAGGGGATATGACTGTTGAGATCGCATGCCGCAAATGGGCGCGTGGCCAACCTATCGTAAGAGGACCTTATACGTTCACTTCGGACACGGAATATGTTGATGATATATACTCACAAGGTAGGCTTATAAATTTTAAATTCACAAGTAATACTCCAGGAGGGTTTTATCAGTTTGGAAAACTCACCATGGATTACAAGCTTGGATCGGTGGTTCCATAATGGCTTCTCCTATTCTGCCCATTAATATTGATTTCCCAAGCTGGGCAGCGCATGTGGGTGTTAACCTTTCAAAGGTTATGGTTCCATTGCCTACCGCTACAAAGAATTGGAGGTATTGGGCTACTGCCGTTTTATGTATCAATACTTCTTTAGTAGGGAACGTTCCAACCCCTGATATTCGAGTTTATCCAAAAGATGAAGATTGGCGGGAATGGGCCGCAAAATTCATACAAGTTGTTTACAATCCCAAAAATTGAAAGGTTTTACTATGTACATCAACCCTCTTGAAGAAAATCAAACTCTTTTAGGAGCGAACCCTGCTACTTATACCCCGCTTAACCTCCCTCAGTCTTCAGCTCCAACGATGCCGATGAATTCTTTGGCTCAGGTTAAGGCTCGCCCTCAGCAAGCGGCACCCCAGCTTTTAGCTCATGGCGGGATGGCCTCTGATTATTACAGCGGCGGAGAGGACGAACAACCCTCACATCACTCCGATACGGACCATTTGATAAAAGCTCACTTCAATCCAGAAGAGCTTAAATATTTGGATCACATACAAGGTGCGACTGTGAAAGAGGGGCACCCCCGTCTTAGATCATATGCTGATTTAGACAAGGTCGTTGTTAACCCTCACGTTATGTCTAACGTGCACATGCATACGCGTGAGCATTTAGCAGCTGGTGGTCCAGCCCAGCCTATGGGCCGCGCTGAAGCTTCGGACGGTATCAACGGAGATACCGAACTGGCTTACATCGGACCGCATTTGCACCATTTGTTAGACGTCTATGCAGGCCAAAAAACACGCAATCCGTATGACGGTCACCCTCAGTATTTTTCTCTTAGCGGCCTTTTGGGCGGTCTTGGTAAGGCTATTGGTGGTATACCGCTTATTGGTGGGGCTTTATCCTCTGTTGCGCAAAATGTTCTTCCGATGGCTGGAACGGCTTTGGGTACCATGATGGGCGGTCCGATGGGAGGAATGCTTGGCAGTCAAGGTGCTAGTATGCTGTCGAACTCCATGTTTGGTGGTCAAGGAGGGGCTCAAGGAGCTCAACCTCAACAGGCAGCCCCTTCGTATAACCCTTCTATGGGTATTGGCAGTCAATTAAGAAGTGCTGCTATGAGTGGCTTGGGCAATCACTTTGCTCAAAACACGTCTGCGCTTGGGCAAGGTGCAAGTGCTGGTTTCAATGCGCTCGCTAACGGACAAGGTTTTAGAGGTGCTGCTAATAGTGCTTTCCAAGGTGCTGGCGGTATGCAAGGACTCCAAAGGGCTGGCATGGATGCTTTTAACGCTTATCGTAATGGCGGTCAAAGCCCAGGTGCTGCTTTAAGGTATGGCGCAAGTTCTTATACGGCACCTCAATATGGACCACAACCAATGCCACAAGGCTATCAACAACAAATGCCGCAGATGCAGCCTCAAATGCCACAAGCTTATCCGCAGCCCTACCAACAACAGCCGATGGGTCAACGTATGCCACAAATGTATGACGACCTAGATTAAAATAATGTAAAATTCAGTATGTATATTTATTATTCATACTGAAATTACTACACCTAAAAGGAGGCGTCATGCAAGATCACCAGACCGATCAAGAAAATATGATTTTAGTGCACATGCAAAAAGCAGAAGCGCATGGCCTTGATGCGGGTCAAGGTGGCATGGAGCTAGACGAAGAAACACAGCTTCGTTCATACCGTGGGTGGGAAGAATTGATTAAACATCCTAATGTTCAAGAGTTATTCAATGGACTCATGGCCGATACGATGGAAGACGGAGACGTCGACCCTCCCTTTAGCACTGAATATAATCAAGTAGCCCGCACGCTTCCGCCTTGGGAGCCTGCTCCTGGTGATAGCAACCCAACTTTTGCAGAACTAGCCGCGAAAGGCCGAGGCGGTGACGATGTTGTTGTATGGCTTCCTCAAACGGTCGTTGCATACTTTGGAAAACTAAAGCATGGCTTATCTGAAAATCCAGAAACAGGATTGATAGAATTTGGTTTTTGGAAGTCGGTAGGACGTGTTGTTTCGGCACCTTTTAGAGCTGTTGGAAGCATCGCGCGAGAAGCCAAGAAAGTTTTCCCAGAGGTTTTGCGTGTGGGTGGAACCCTTGCAGGTTTTGCGTTGGGTGGCCCCATGGGGGCTGGGCTTGGTAATATGGCCGCATCTCTTGCGACAGGAAAAGGGTTTCTAGACTCAGGTATATCGGGTCTTAAAAACTTTGGCCTTGCGAGCGTCCCCGGCATGATGGGTATCGGTTCGGGCGCTGCGGGCGCTGCAGGAGCGGGTGCGCCTGTCATAGACGGGACGGGCAAACTATCATCTTCGTTAATGAGCAAACTGAATGCGGGGAACTCTCTGACACCAACAGGTAGTGGCATTCTTTCTTCTTTAACGGGGGGGGGTGGCTCTTCTATGGCTCCTTTGGCTGGAATGGCGGGCCTTCATTTATTGAAGACAAAAGCTAACGATCAGGCTTACAAAGATTCCTTGGCAGATAGAGAGCGCCTACGTAAAGAGTATTTCGAGGACCAGCAAAGATCAGGCGCCTTAAGTTCTTATAACCCTTCACAGCTGAATTACAGTCCCCTTGATGAAAACGAAGAATTTTATAATCGCTCCGAGGATGATCGTAGTAGAAGTAGATTTAGGGAACCAGCATTTAAAGTCCGTCCAAAGGGTTTTGCTCACGGAGGAGCTGTAAGAGCAGCTTTTGATACTCATTTCCAAGGCCCTGGGAAAGGGCAAGATGACAAGATTTTAACCTCTGTTCCAGCTAATACGTATGTAATAGATGCACAAACAACGGCTTATGCAGGGGATGGTTCTACCAAAGCGGGAGCAGAAAACTGGGCTAAATGGGGTCAAGAAATGATGAACAAGCACGCCCTTGTTACTAAGAACCCCCCTAAGAAAAGAGCGTATGACCGCGTGCGAAATATTGGGGAACCTGAAGTTTCTGTGGCCACTTCGGATGGAGAAGGAAGGCTTCCCCCTGAGGTGGTGGCTAGTGTTGGCAAAGGGGACGTTTCTAAAGGAGCGCGGATTATAAAAACTATGGTTCGCAACATAAGGGAGGAAAAGACGCGAAACAGAGGTGGAATGCCTCCTAAGATCAAGCCGTTATCTTCCTATATGCCAAGAGGTGCGCTATGAATCCTGAAGTAGTTAGAAAAATAATAGATGAGATTAATAAAAGTCAACATATAAAAGGAACAGCTTTTGAAGCAGAAATAAAAAGAAACCTTGAGGAAGGAGAGTTTGACTTAGCACAAGCTCAAATTAACGAGCTTCATAGAAGATCTGCATCTTCACAGGATGCACCTGATCTTATGGCGATATTAAAAAGCAGTGGAGGGGAAGAGGCGGTCCGGGCTGACTATCATAGCGGCCGCTTTGAGGTGAACAATCCTCATAATGGCGTTTTTGAGCCGTGGGAGGCAGGTCAACCTATGCCGAACTTTGATATTAACCACGCACGCAAATATTTTAAGCAGATTCTTCCTTTCCTAAACAAAAATCCTACGCCTCCTTATCGTGGTGTTATGCCTGGGAGGGGAACACAAGGACAAAATACGCGCATTGAAGCGCCTGCTCCTGTATTTAATTCACCTATTACTGGCAAATCTACCTATGAAGATGCGATTAGAGATTATTCTGCCAAGTCTCTAACACGTACCCCGCAGGTTTATAGGGGGGATTTGCAGGCTCCTTTAAGCGACGTCTTTAAAGATTCAGAAAGTAAGGCGGCGCGCCTTGCAAGGCAAGCTTTTGATAACCAACAAAATGATCCTTCCTCTGCAATTTTTCAAGAACATTTATCATCTAAAATGGGTGATACTGATTTAAAACCTTTTTCTGAGGGTATGAAAGGTGTTTCTACTCCAGATCTTCTAAAGATAGTAGACGAACGAGGTTTATCTAAAGGGTATGTGGACGAAGCAGTAAATGAAGCCAGACGTATTTTTGATAGTGAAATCGCACCTGGTATCAGCAGTCGCTTTGTGGGTCATGGGCGTGCTTTTGATAGCTCGTCGCGCTTAGCCGCGATTGAACACAACCGTCAAAAATACTTAGAAAACGCGCGCATGAAAGCCCGACAAGAAGATAGGGAGCTTAAGCGTTCGGAGCTTTCCGAAGCTTACAAGCAGCTTACAGGTGGAAGAGAGCAAGCTATGGCTGCAAGTGCCAACAAACAAGGTGCTCTCAATACGCAGGCTACTCGACAATTAGAGGCCGCACGCGCTCTTCAAGAGAACCAAAGGCACCATTTAGGCCTACAGTCTGAAACTATGGGGAATGAATTAAAATTAGCTGGCGTACGCACGGCTCATAATCAAACAGATTTGGATCATCAGCATGCTAAATGGAAAGAGGCCGTCAACCAAGACGCTAATAACATTAACACCATGGTTGCCGTTAATACGGGGCTTAAAGCTGAACCACCCCAAAATCCTAATATTGCCGTGCCTATCCGACCCAACCCTTATGCCACTATGGGTGTAACAGGTGCTAATATGTTGGCTCATTTACAACAACAACCTCCTCAGCAGGCCGCTTCTGTTGGTGGGTTGATTCGTGGCTATGCCAAAGGGGGCCAAGTGCACTTACCGCCCAATTTCTCTGAGGGGGAAATGGGGATGGAAGATGCGGAGCTCATACGCGAGCGGCAATTAGGCGAAGAATTAGCGGCTCGCCAAGGTAACCCACAAAGGGCGTATTGGGCCAATATGGCCAAAGCTTTTGCAAAACCCGGGGATGAAGCATACGCCAATGCAGTAACGGATGCTCACAATGCCATGAGCACGGAAGAAGATAAGCCTTATGCTGGTAAGCTAGCCTCAGCCACTATCATGGGGCGTATTCATCAGTCACGCCAAGATCAGAAAAAAGCCCTTATGGAGTATCACCGCCATACAGATAGGGACCTTTGGGAAAGATCGCATAAGGCTAAAGAGCTTGCGTTAGAAACAGAAAAGGCGCGAGGAACTTTGTTGTCTAAATCTAACATCAAGGTTGGAGATCGTGAAAAACTCAGCAAAGCGGCTGCAAACCATGAAGAGTATAATGACATATTAAGTAATTTAGATACATACGAAGATATGATAAATAAAAATGAAAAAATAGGTGGTGGTATCCTGTCCACTTTGACTTCCTCTCCTACAATTTTAAGTGGGACAGGATATGCAGAAAAGGGTGACTTAAAAAAGCTCAAGCAATTGGATGATAAGATTAACAACGATATTCAGATGTTGCTTGATACCGACAAAAGTTTAGATAAAGAAACCCGAGAAAATGCTAAAAAACTTATGAATATTTCTAATACTGGCTTAACTCGTGAAGATCTTAAACTAAAGATAAGGCTTGCCAAACATTTTATAGGAAAAAAACAAAAAGTATCAGCTGGCACTTTGGGTGATGATATAAGCATTTCTAGAACAAATGAGGCGCCCTCTATGGCTCTTTCATTAGATTCGATCATGAGCGAAAAAGACAAGCTAGCTAGTGAGGCCGCTGCACTTAAAGAACAATACGGATTTTAAAGTATCTCTGATTAAAGGTTTTCCGCATGAAGATGACACGAGAAGAAGCTCAAAAGAAATACAATGAGATCCAAAAAAGGATATATGATTTAGACGCTCAAGAAAGAACGATGAAGCGATCAGAGCCTCAAGATGTAAAAGCATCTGCGCCAGTTTCTAGAGAGGAAGCCCTCAAAAGGTATCAAGAGATACAAAACCGCATGGGTGAGTTAAACGCCCAAGAAGAAGAGATCAAGCACGCCCCAAGTCCTGAAGCGGCCCAGGAAGAAGAAAATCACCCATGGCAGGCTCATGTAAAAGAGGCTATGCAGTCACCGAGTGCATTTAATGCGGGGCTTATGGACACCCTTTCATATATTCCACGCAAGATAGCTTCATCGTTAGGTTATAATGTCCCTTCTGCTTCAGAGATTCGTGAATCCGTTCATAAACCCGTTACTAAAACGGGTAAAATAGCTGATACGGGTATGGAATTATTAGGTGAAGTGGGTGGGATGGCGGCCACAGGTTCAGGTATTTTAAATACGGCGGCTCGTGGTGCGAAATATACGGGAGCTTTGGGGCAACGGGGTGTGGATGTAGCTAAAAAAATTGCTGATTATGGTCTTGGAACGATTCCAGCAACAGGCTCACAAGCAGCTAGATTAGCTAAGTATTCAACCGCTGGTGCAGCTTCTTCAGCGGGCCTTCAGCATCTTGCAGACTGGGACCCTCTGGCTGCTAACTTAGCGATGCCTTCTGTTCTTCTATCAAAAGCTGCTGGTTCAAAGATAGCCCCGTTCTTCCAAAGCCCAAGTACAGCGGCTGCTAAATCGCTTAAATCAGCACTAGGTGATGAGTCCACTAAGAACATTTTAAAGGAATTAGACACACCTAAGAGCCACGCCTTTCCAAAAGGGTATAAGCCCTCCGCGGCTGAGTATAGCCAGGACCCAACATTGATTGCTTTGGAGCGTGCGCACTACGCAACCAACCCTGGCGCTATTAATCAAAGTGCAGATAACATGGCGTTGCTTCATGATTCTGTTAACTCCTTAGCTCCCAAAAAGGCATCCTTTGCTCATACTTTAGATCACGCGTCGAATGCCAAAGACGCCCAGCAATCTATGTTTGAGAACGCACTTTCAAAGGGCGAACTTCAACGTGCACAACATGTGGCCGATATAAAAGCACCCGAGCATGTTTCTCACCAAGCGTATGGTGAGGGTCTGCAACAGAATCTTGGTAAAACAGTTTCTCAACATGAGAAAGCCAGGTCTAAAGCATCCAAGCCTTTGTATGATTTGGTAGCCAAGAGCAACACCATGGTGGATGTTCAACCCACCTATGATGCCATTAAGCAGTTTTCCGAAGAAGGTTTACAAGGTGCTAGCAAATCAGACATGCACGCTATTAATACGGCTCTTAAGTCTCAAACCGAGAAAGGAATTAACCCCGAGATTAAAAGCTTGATGGAGTCCCTTAAGAAGGAAAATGCGAACCCTGAGATGGTGGCAACTATTATGGAGCAAGCGGGCATTCATCCTTCTAAAGCATCGGCCCAACAAATTCATCATGTCATGAAATCCATTGTTGACCCTGCTATGACGAAGGCAGCCAAGATGCAAGACTGGGGACGATATAGGAATCTCCAATACGTCAAAGAATCCTTGCATGATGCCTTAGACGTTGTGCCAGAATTCGCGGCCGCGCAGAAAACATACCGTGAGATGTCTAAGCCTATCAATGAGATATTAAGGGACCCTGGGTTAGCACCCATTTTGAAAACAGATGTTTATAACACGGCCCACAAAACACGCGGGGCATCTCATTTGGATAAGTTTATCTATGGAAAGAGCTCCGAAGAAAACGCGAGTGCCCTGATGAAAGCTTTTTCAAAAGATAAGAAATCTGCGCAACAAATGAGAGACTACGTGCGCCATGAGTTTGTAAGCGATGTTGTGAACCCCACGACGGGTGAGATCGATATAAAAAAAATAGCTCAATGGAGGAAAAGCAATCAAGGTGCTTTTAAGGTGGACCCGGAGTTATCCCAATATGCTAAAAACTTAGAATCTTCTCAAATAGCCCTGCATGAGCTAGAAAAGGGACATAAGGTCTCCACTCAACAATCCAAGTCTGTTTTTGATGCTTTGCTAGGACGGGATGCGCCTATTGTTGTTAAAGGTATTATGGGCTCTCCTAACAGTACAAAGCTCATGAAAAATGTTATTAAATTAGCCGAAGAGGACAAAACTGGGAAAAGTCTAAACGGCCTTAAAAAGGGTGTTGCAGAATTTTTGAGTGATCAGATTTCCTTGGCAGCCCAAACGACTAAAGGTGATTATAATCTTTCTTTCAATACTTTAAGATCGACCATTGATAGATCAGCCGCCCCTTTGAAAGACTTATATGGTCCGGAGGGTTGGAAGAAAATAAATGAAGTTTTTAACGTTCTTAAATCACGCAATCGTATCATGTCAGCTGGCGCGGCTATTGGGAGCCCGACCGAATCCTACCAGCAAATGGTAGGGCTTTTATCAGACTCTTTGGAGTCTGCCTTGATTAATCTTATTCCATCTCAGCTTGGAAGGAACGCAGGTAAAGTTGTTTCTAACTTCTACAAGGGAAAGAAAAAAACTGAAGTGCTGAAGCTGTTAAGCAGTCCCGAAGCCTTTAAGGAAGCCATGGGCCGTACCTCAGTTAAAAAGTATACAGGGTCTAAGAATGTGTTGCCTTTGAAAGAAGCGGGGAGATCATCCCTTCTTTCCTTCTTAAATGCGGGAAGCTCTCTTAAAGACTAGAGTAAGCCCCACCCTTGAAGGGCTTCCTTGCCTTCATCTACGGAACGAATAACTGTATAGGGGATGCTAAAGTTAAGGCATAGCCTTTGGAAAACCTCTTGAGCGGGCGTTAAGCGTCCTGTCGGTGATTTGATCTCAATAAAACGACTACCGTTACCCCACATAAACACCAAATCAGCAACGCCTTTGATCTTTCCAAGCTTCCTTAAATACTGCCCATAAAGGGGGTGCTTGCCGTTTTGCACCTCATTTGCTGGGTGAAACCATAGGGCCTTCAGTTTGGATTTAATACTTGGCGCAAGTAGGAATTGGACAAAATCCATATGTATTTTGTCTTCTGGCCCATACCCCTTGAAAGTCGCTGTTTTAGCCCCCCCCTTTGTAGAAGAAATAAGGGGGGCATAAAATTGATACAGCTCAACTTCACTAAGTGGCTGAAGCATTAAAAGGGTATCTCATCATCAACGATAGGTGAATTATAATCTATGTTGGAGGTAGAGCGGGCACCTTGTTGAGTCTGTTGCGCTGGGCGATATTGTTGAGCGGGAGCCGTTTGTCCCTTTGATTCGCCGTCATCTTTTTCATGAACAACGAGCTTAACTACGCCGTTAAAAGCTCCCACATTGATAGAGGTTGAATAAAGTTTAACACCTTCTTTGTTGGTGTATTCTTTATACTTTATCTCCCCCTCAACATAAACGTGCATACCCTTTTTAATATAACGATTGATGTAATCCACTAAGTGATCATTCATAACAAAAATAGAATGCCATTCCGTATTAGATTTCCACTCCTGGGTTTGCTTATCTTGGAAATGCTTAGAGGTCGCTAGGGAAAACTTAGCCGCTTGTTTTCCTTGGATCTCTAAAAACTCTGGGTCTTTTCCAATGCGCCCCATCAGCGTCACTTTGTTGAGAGATAAAGCCATATTTTATCCTTTAATATTTTTAAAATGTTCATTTATTTGATGCATGCTATATACATGCGTTACTTCCTTTGGATTGAGTTGAACATGGAGGGGGTCTGAAAAGCTAAAATCCCCTCCCCATCTTAAACCGATAGATTTAACAATTTTTCCAAAATCTTGTAAAAGCGGGTGAGAGGCAATTTTAATAACATGTCCATCTTTATCTTGTACTGCAAAGTCGGCAGCTTTTCCCCAGTTATGCCAGCTCAATCCTCCGTGAAGCTTAGTCACGAGCCTACCTGAGGGTTGAATACCGATTCTTTCGATAGCGTCGGCTAGATAGTCGCAATGATCTTTCCTAAGATTCTTCGCCACATTCATTATATACTTTGTAGCGAAAGCTTGCCGCCAAAGCTTATTTTGTTCATCTAGGGTGCGTAGTCCGCTTGTGAGACGTATAGATATTTTTTCTTCTTTGCACGCTTCTATTAGCTTAACTACTTTTTCTTGCAATTCTTTGTCTAGACTTCTCAACATAGTTGACATTAAAAAAGGGCCCATAAAATATACAATAGACCCATCTTAACATATGTGTTCCTTATTGGAGAGGTCCTTCTTTCATGCACGCATCTATTTTTATTACGAAATCCTCAAAGGTTGTCCAAGCCATATCTTTAAGCATTTCGGGTCCATCGGGACGCCTTAGCGTTTCCCAAATCCATAGTAGGTCCGCGTTCATACCGCCTCCTCTTCATCTTCTGAAGGAATAGGTGAGCAAACAATAGGGCGTGAGTTCAATTCTCTTTCATCTTCTAAGTGATCTTGATAAATACGCAGAAGCTCATGAGCCTCAGGAGGCATCACATCCATGAACTCTTCATCTTCACCTAAGATAGAAGCGAATTGGAAAAGATCCATCTTCTGATTGAGGTGTATGTTTTTTACCGAAATCTGTGTTTTACCACGGTAAACTATCCCCGTTTCTTCCCACGTAATCATGTCAGGTGTGCGTGTAACAGTATGAGTGGGTGCCACAAAGGTAGCACTCCACTTATTACCGAAAAAATCATCATACGCTGCATCCCCAAACGTTATAGCGGATACAAAGAGCAATGTTTTTTTAATCTGCATAATTTGATCCACTTCTTTTAGCTATAGGGTCATAAGTAGGTGATTTTTTCCTATTTTCACCTATAGGATCGTAGGTTGGTGACATTGTGTCTCTCCCCTCTACAGGGTTAACAGAAGGTTTTGTAAATACAGGTGTGGGTTTCTCTATCAGATCCATGTTTTTGTCCAAGATTTTATTTCCCCATTGGAACACCCCATAAAATGGACCTAACTCAGGTAGGAAATATAAATCTTGTTTCTTTAATATAGGAGTTGTTAGTGTAGCAAAGAGGGGTGAGTTGTATTCAAATCTCTTTACATCATATCCTTTCTTTACTAAGTAATTATACGCAGACTCAGTGCGAAAAAATACATTGCATATGGATTTTAACTTTTCAAACATCTGACAAATATTATCTTCCATTGACAATACAGTGCCGTTTATAAAAAGATCATCTTTTTGTATATCCAAATAAGTCTTTTTATTCTCATCTAGATAGTTTGCCACCCGCAACCCGTCACAGGTTCTTGAAAACATATAAGAAGCAGCACGGCTGTCTGTTTTTGGTGTAAGAACAAAGAAACACCTCCATTTGGGGCCTTCAAAGTTGTCCGCTTCCTCTTGGGTGCATGTCGTGGCACACGCTGCTGTTGTAGCGAACAGAAGCGCCGTTAATGTTTTTTTAAAATTCATATTCTTTCCCCATATCTTGAATGTCATATTTAAATAATTTAAGTTCGGCAACTTTATAAATTGGGATGTGTAGCGTATCCCAGAAAGATTGTGCGGTAGGGTCAACCTCTTCTTGTTCAGGCAAGACGTGTACGACACAGGCCAGTTGATATTTTTTCCTCTCTTTATGTGTAGAGGTGGACCACGGCGAGCCCATCGTTTTTAAAGTTTCTTTTTCAATTGATCGAATAAGGAATACATCGGCGTAGGGCATATCTAAAAACATCTTCCATTCAGGCATGTTTTGGTGCACATGATCGATAATATTTTTTAGCGTTTTACTTTTGTTAAACTCTGCTTTTCTTGCCTTTTTGATAACTATCATCCTATAAAAATCCTTTTTTTGTTTATATTTTTCTTAAAAGTTAAATATACATTTAATATGATGCTGTGAGCATAGGGCTTTGGTCTTTGCTCTAATCATGATATCGTGTTTTTTAACTTCCTCCTTTTTTATAGAACGTACAAAAAGTTTCTTAGTGAGAGGCCCAGGTGACATTTTCGACATTATCAATACCGGGCCTCTCTAAGTTTCCAACCGATAACCCCTATCCCCATAAGGAGAAAAAGTGATTTGACCGCCTTAAAGCCCTATCTTCAGATCAATATTTTGGGCTGGATGGGCGGTTTTTTTTATCAGCCTTTAACAACTTTGAGACTAATGAAACGTTTCAAACGTGTCAACACCCTTTTAAGAGTTTGTCTGTTAACCCAAGAAAGATTTTATAAAATATGCCAATAAAATCATATAAAAAATCTTTAAATTATCAACGATCCCCTAGGAAAACGTGTGGTTCAAGCGGTGTTACTCTTCTTAAGAGTTTTAGATTTTATTTATATGCATGCCCCAATTTGAAAGACGATATTATAGTTGATGATGATGGCAAACGTTGGCTGCAGGTAACGCAAGCTTGGTTGGCTCGTAGAACGGGTATGACTGAAAGAAATCTAAGACGCATCTTAAAAAAGCTGCAGGATCATGATTTTATTGATATCCGTCTATCATCGGGTTCGTGCTCTATGTACAGGGTCAAAGAAGCGGATGAAATAGGGGCTCATACCCCGGACAAAACCCAGGACAAAACCCAGGACATAAATATTCAGGAACACGTTGATAATCCTCACAAAAATAACCCTTTCATGACGAGCACTTTATCTGAAAAAATGGCCGCTGTTTTGTCCGCCTTTTTGCTCCCAGAGCTTGAAAGATGGGCTGCTAGCGGGCGGAGTATACCCGCAGAATACGTAAAAGAAATGCTTGAAAAAGTACGCCAAGACTGTGGTTTAGAGCCAAAAAATCCAACTCCCCGAGAGGATACAGCGGACAAAAATGAGGATATTGAAACCGAGGATATCCCCTCCGACACCCCGGACAAAACCCAGGACAAACCCCGGACAAAACCCCGGACAAATTGTCCGCCCTTGTCATATATAAGGATTGATCTTTTTTCCCCTGAAGGGGGAGAAAAAAGATCTAATCCTACTTCATTGCTTCTCCTGGAGCAGGGAACGCCATCGGCGCCTGCTTTGGAGAGTCCCCCCCAGCCTGTGGTGGGCGTGGGTCCTCTCCAGCATTCAGCCGTGGCAAGTGTTCCCGTCCAGGGGGAGGAGTGGCAGGAGGTAAGGCAGAAACTCGAAGGTAGCCTTGGCTTTGGGGAATACGCGGCGTGGCTGAAGAAGGCGGATATTTTGGAGGACTCGGGTCGTTTGATTTTCCGTTTGAGTAGCTGGTTTATGGCCGACCATGTGGCGCAAAAGTTTGGCCAAATCATTGCAAACAGCGTTGGTGACTGCGGTTTTAAGGGGGTGAACTTCCAAGGACCGTTAGGCGATGTGACGCGTTCCAGACGGCCCAGGGTGTGGATTGTTCCAGACGCGACGGTTCTTCCAAACGAACAATACGCATCAAAGCTGGTTTTGGGAATGCAGGCACATTTGAAAACACTGAGGGGTGTGGGTGACGACCCAGCATAGCGATTGCGGCCCCGTTAAGGGGGTCTGTATGCCCCTAGATGGGGTTTTGGCTACCCACACAAGGGGGGCAACTTTGAATCGGAATTTGGGCATGTTTTTGGGGGTTGGGTGAAAGCGACGTATCCGCTGTATCCCATCAGTCTCTAAGTAGAGTATACTATGAAGTATAAGGGTTAGTATAGATAGGAAACGCTTCATGATAGAGCGTAGTGAAATAGGCGTTATTCTGGATGAGGACGTTGATAAATCTATCAACAATAAAAATGAAGTTGAATCGATCAAAAAGATACGTAGGTGCTTTGCGCGAGCTCTTCACTTTCAAGAAAAGATCTATCTGGCATGGCTTAATGATTGCACCATTCAACCTGACGAAGAAGGCTACGTTATTACTTTTGACTCTTGGTTCAAAGCCGATTATGTATCCCAAAGCTATGGAAAAACTTTATCGAGGGCCCTGAAGTCCAAAGGCGGCTTATATGCTATCAAGTTTGAGGGCCCCCCCTCCGATGAGCAAAGAGCTAGTTTGTTTCGTGATTGGGTGAGCTGTGATGAAGAAGATCATATCCCAGGCGGGGCGCCTGAGATAATACAATCTTTTGACGAACTTACAGATGCCATGAAAGAATTCAAAGGCGTCATGCGTTAAAATTTTTCAATCCATTTTTGCATCTCTTCAATATCTTGTAGATCGCTTTGTAGCAACTGGATATAACGTGTGACATCATCTTTATGTTTCTTCATAAGGTCTTTAGCGTTATTAAGTCCAAAATAATTTTCAAGATGTGTTTTCACTTGTGACCAAAAGTGACCAGTGGTGCAAGGAATGGTCCTGTAATTTTGTTGTGCTAGCATAGTTATTTTTGCAAGCATGTTCATAGTGGTTTGCTCAGCAAAGTTATTATTTTCACTCATGATAGCTCCTATTTTCCAAGGGTAATCATTTCAACGACATCAGATACGGCTTCAGCAACATCGGAGATAGCATCCGATACATCGTCAACAATCTCTGCGATAACGGATGTTTGTTTGACCGCGTTAGTTTTGGCAACCGCCTTTGATGTTTTGGGAACCTCAACCTGCGCTCCTATAAAATGAGAAATGTTTTGATTGAGATCAACAAGCTGGGTAACAATTTCTGCAAGCATGGCGACAACACCTGTGCCTTCAGACATGTGGCGCGTCTTAACAGCCTCAGATACGTATTGGATCTTTTCATTTACAATTGTAGAAAGATTTTCGGGCATAGAATACTCCTAGTAGACGAGGGGGAATTGATATAGTTACTATAAAAAGTTTAAAATGAATTAGCAACTTTGGAGAGGATGAGCGATTGCAAAGGTGTGAAAACCTCATGAAACTTTTGGTAGATAAAACATCGGACCCAAAGGTGTTGGATTATATTTTGGTGACGCCCAAAGAAGTTTCATACATGACGGGCATCCCTTTGAAAAGGATTAAATATTGGTGCCGTACGAGCACTGCGCCTTGTTCAGATAAAATCTTTTTTTCAAAGACGATGAGCCATCGATGGGAATGCCCATTGAGTGAAGTTAGGCGCTATTTAAGGCGTGCTACCGAGCCTGTTTTTTCTTAGTTCACCCTTGATATTTCAAGCCTTTATGCTACCCTATATGTGGGCGTTAAAGCCTGAAAAGAAAAACGGTTGCTAAAATAAGTCACCATGTTGTATCCGCAATGTGAATGAAGGTCTTATGTCATTTTTCCTTCATTCTTGATTTTCCGTTGGCAACCGTTATTTTAAAACTTATAGAATTTTCTACTTGTCGCTCTCGACGATTCCGCGCTAAGTTGTTGATGGATACAACGACTTACTGACGGAGAATTTTATGCACCTATTGACACAAACAGAATCCCAATCACCGACAGCTACCAGTGTTGCTTATACCAAATTGTGGTTGAGCATGAACGATTTAGAAAACGATATGATAAAGGAAGATATCGTACTCAAAGTACGCTATGACATGGAAAGCGAAAAGTTCTTAGTTCGGGACGCCAATACCAACTCACTCTATGGCTTTGGTACAAACTTATTAGAAGCCTTAAAGCGTGCGCAGATTCAAATCACGGATGATCGCATATGGAAGAAAGAAGATTCACATACGGATGATGGCGAAGACATAATTGAATACTTTTAGAAACATACTCACTCAACAAAACTTTGGGGACCTTCTCATGGAGGGTTTCCCAAAGGTTCCAAGGTAAGATAATCTCAAGCTTTTTATTTTTGTTCGTATCTCTAAAAAGCTTGTTAAGAGACTTTCGAACCAGATGTTTTGAGTATCCTGTTTTTTCACGGATAGATGCTTTATTATAACCCTCTTTGTATAGTTGTATTATTTCTTGTTGAGCCTTTATTTTTAATGGGTCTTCTTTTACTTTGTAAAAAGGAATTGATTTGAGCTGCCAATAGAATTGACGACGAGTAATGCCCATTTTTTCCAGTTTGGTATCAACAGATGTTTCTTCTTGATACACACATAATATGTATTCCTTCTTACAATCTGCACATAAGAAATAGCTTTTTGTACCGTTAAAAACAATGGGATGAAGGGACTTTTTAACCTTTTTTTTGCAGCAGGGGCACCCTTGAACGTCTGGTTTCTGTTCCATGATTAAGCCTGTTAAAAGAGTTATGTTTAGTTGCATGTATTGTGATTAAAAGATAGATTTGTGTCTATAGTTAACACATACAGGGCATTTCATGCGTGATCGAGCAAGAGAAATAAGCTTTGGCGAGGAAGCTCGTCAAAAACTCCTAAAAGGTATTTATACAGTAGCCGACGCTGTCAAAGTAACTTTAGGACCAATGGGACGTAACGTTATTATTGATAACCCAGGCCGTTTGCCTCACGTAACCAAAGACGGTGTAACCGTTGCACGCAGTATTTCTCTACCTGACAAATGCGAAAACATGGGTGCTCAGCTCATGAAACAAGTGGCTCTTAAAACGCTTGAAACCGTTGGGGACGGCACCACAACGGCAACAGTTTTGGCGGCCGCCATTATTAAGATGGGTTCGGAAGCTATGAAAGCTCAGAACCTAGATGCCATGTCTTTTAAAGAAGGCATGTTGCATGAAGTTAAAAAGGTGATTGAAAAAATCCGTAGCCGTTCTATTCCCGTATCTACTCTTGATCATATCCGACATGTAGCCACACTGGCTTCAAATGGTGATGCCTTGATCGGTGGTCTGATTGCAGAGGCCTATAACGCGGTAGGAAAAGATGGTGTTGTAAGCATTGAGCAATCACGCACGCCCTCTTCTTACGTTGAGGTAGTTAAGGGCATTTCCTTTAACCAAGGGTACATGTCACCCAGTTTTGTTACCCGTGAAGATAAAATGATAGCGGAGTTAGAGAATCCTTACATTTTCATCTATGAGCACCAGCTTTCCAATATCACTGATCTTTTGCCCCTCCTTGATACGATTCTTGCAGAAAAGCGGAGCCTTCTTGTTGTTGCAGAAGATATTCAAGGTGATGCCATTGCTAGCTTTATCCGCAACAAACTTAAGGGCATCATGAAGGTTGCTTGTTGTAAGGTTCCAGATGATACGGAATACAACCTCGATATCTTAGGCGATATCGGCCTCGCGACAGGTGCTAAGATTATCTCCGATAGAGGTGGTGTACCTCTTAAAGACGCGACGATATCTATGTTGGGAAGCGCGCGCCGTGTTATTTTAAGCCATAATCAAACGCATATCATTGATGGTCAAGGCGATCACGAAGCTGTTGAGCAGCGTTTGGCAGGGTTGCGTGCTTTGCTCGAAGATCCTGAACTGCGCCCTTTAGATCGTTTAGTTTTAGAGCGTCGTGTTTCTCGCCTTACAACAGGTGGGGCAGCTGTTCGTGTGGGTGGCGTTACTGAGGTTGAAACCAAGGAACGTAAGGACCGGGCAGAAGATGCTAAGTACGCAACCGAAGCTGCTATCAAGGGCGGCCTCAACAAAGGTGGTGGCGTGGCCTTTTTAGAAGCAGGTAAAATGCTTCATGACGAAGAAAGCACTCAAGATGGGGACGGTTCGGACATCCCCTTAGGTTGTAACAAGGAGGCCTACCGAATGGGTCGAGCTGTTATCAAAGCTGCTTTGAAAAACCCCTTTAAGCAACTGCTCAACAATGCTGGCGTTCGTGAGCCTGATCAGGTGGCCTCTTACATTGAAAAGGGTGTGCAGCATTTAGACAATCCATCACAAGGGTTTGATATCAAAACGTGGCAGTCGGTAGATATGCTTGAAAAAGGCGTGATGGATCCGACCGATGTTTTGTGTGCTTGCCTAGAGGGTGCCTCTTCCATTGCTACTATGGTGTTAACCACAGAAACGTTGATCACTGACTTTGTCGACAAAAACGCTCCGGTCCCTCAGATTATGGGCATGGCTCAAATACCTATGGGTATGGGTGAAATAGGTTGACGCCGTCTTAGATAAAAGTCTATATTTTATATGAGGCTTCTAGGCCTCTACAGCCTTCCCCACACGCGTGGCGGAAGATGTATAATGAAAATAGATAAATGGGTGCATGTCGCTGGCCAGAGCGAGCACCCTTTTAAAGGAAATGGGCAGGTATCAACCCCCATTTCCTTTTTTTTTAAGCTTACGAACGCGCGCCTGAAGAAGATTCTTTTTCCAGATTGTTTAAATGCTCTTCAGCTGTATCAAGCAATTCCTGTGAGTTATGGGAAAAGAAGCACAAAAGCTTTTTTTGCAGATTATTGCTTACCGTAGACATGACATAGAGTGAGTCCACGGTAGCCCGTACATGTTCAATGGGAAGTGCACCAACATATTGGGCGGCTTCTTCACTGTCTTTGGGGAAGGATTCCATAGCGATCCTAAGAAGATTTAAGTTCTCTTTTATCTGATTAACTTGCATGGTTTTTTACCTTTCAAATGTAGGAGTGGGTGCTTCTTTAGATTTTTCTATTTCCTGGATGATGTTTTTATAAGCAATAATGCAACCTGTTAATTCATGAATGAGTTGAACAGGAAAAAAATCTACTTTTAGAAGTAGGGCATCTAAAACTATCTTAGAAAGTTTGTATTGAGCCAACAGGGCATTACGCCCTTTGCATTTGGCCGCTTCAGCTTTGATATCCAGGCCCGTCAATTCTTGGATAGCTTTAGCCATATCCAAAGCGGTTGGTGCTTTCTTTTTTTTGTTCATTTTGAGAATGGTCATGATACATCCTCAGAATCGACGATTTCAATAGTTGAGCCTTTGGTTATGTATTCTTCTATGGTGTGAGCGAACACAACCATATTGTGAGCATCATCATGTGAAATAAAACGCTCTGCTTTTGATAGGTAATCGCATGCGATGCGGGTAGCTTCAAATCTTATAAGTTGTTCGGGTGTCATGGGTGTTTACTCCTTGTTGTAGGTAACAGAATAACATGTGAATTAGACCGCATTTGATGTGCGGTCTTGGTCTTCAATCATAGGTTCTAGGGTTTGTTTTGTGCTCCTTATATGCTTCAATCCCTCTATAAGTTTGAACTACAATTAATAGGATTCCCGTTCCTAAACACACGTTGAAGAAGTCCATGGTATGCTCCTTTGTTAAATGTTTATTTTATAATCCAACGCATAACAATGTAGGTTATGCCCAAACTTATGATGGCAGCGACCGACAAAATGGCTGCTGATAATCCAAAGAATTGAGCCCAAGATATCTTTATAAAGTCAGGTTGTAATAGGGGTGTCATTGGTTCCATTTAAATCTCCTGTTCGGTTAAAGTTATATTTGTGTCATATGAGTTATAAGGCAGCATATCCAAGATTCTATCTACCCCGTCTTTAGCAGGAAATGAACGATTTGGTGTTACTTCCGTTCCAACCTCAATCATATCAACTTCATCCGCCTCAGAATTTTCGGCCATGCCAAAGCCCATCGTAGCATCTGGAATAAGACCATCTGCGCACCTTGAAAACGCTCTATGTCCGCACATAACAAGGGGGTATTTAGTCCAGGTGGGATTACCCAATAAACCTGCTTTTCTAGCGTCTGCCATTGTAAACTTAACTGTAAGACTTCCTCGTGTTTTATGAGTCATCGTACAGATAGCCCCTTGTTGATCCTCCGGCCCATCGGTTATAAGTCTTTCCTCAATAGATTCAAAGCCTGGAGTTCTAAACACAAGGGCGCGAAGGGTCTTGCCCCATACTTTAGGGTTTCCATTAACACAAGCAATGCCTTGTAAGGCTTGAAACGGGTTCAGTCCCAAGCTTGCACCCATTTGAATCACAACCACAATGTCACCTGGTTTCCCTTGAAAGGCTTTAGGCACAAAGGATGATTTGGCTAAGATGTTGCAAAAGTCTTGGAGCTCTGAAAAAGTTTTAGGCATCATGGCCCATCCGTTAACACTCATACGATCTCTGGAAGGGAGTTTGGCAACGGAACTGTTGTTTATCAAACCTTCGGAATCCGAGTCGAGTACCTCTGGGTAATTAATGTGTTGATCTTGCATGTTTATTCCCCCTTTAAATTTAATTCAAAACTAAATGTGTAATCATTTTTCTCTACCTCAAAAAGGTTCAAGGTCGTTTCTAATACATTTTCTTCCATCATTTTTACTTTCTTAAATAAAGTGTTCTAAAAGATACTTCTTTCGCATAAGTTGCTTGAAGCTCTTTGTATAGTTCGGGTTGGTCGCTCTTAAGTTTCTTGTCATCGATATCTAAGCGAATGGTATTAGTAAGCGTAGCTATCACTTTTTCATTGTTCGTAAGGGCTTCGTTGTCACCGAAAAAAGCTTTGATCTTTATATCGACCTCTTTTTTTTTTTCTTTTATTTCTGCTTCTTGTTTCTTCAGCTCTTTGAGATTTTCAACCAGTGACAAAATCTCATCGGTTGCCTCTATTGAGGTTCCAGGTATAGCGTGGGGCCACCTTGAAGCGCA